CGCCGCGCGCATCCTCGCCGCTGCCGACAACGCGCGCGACGACGCGCCCGGTAGCGCGCTCGCGCCGCTCGCCGCTTCCGACCTCGCGCCCGTCGCGCCCGTGCCGTCGCCTACGGGCGCGCCGACCTCGCGCGCGACCTCGCGCGACCTCGCCGCGCTCGCGACGTTCTACGTTGGCGCGGACAACGCTACGGGCGCGCGCATCGGCCTTGCCACGGTCGCGCGCATCCTCGGCGCGCATGGGTTCGCCGGGTTCAACGTCGCCGAGGGTTCCGGCCTTTGGAACGGCGCGCGCGAGGATGCTACGCGCGTCGCTGCCATCGTCGCGCCCGTCGCCGACCTCGCCGCGCTCGCCGACAAGGTCGCGCGCTGCGCTTCCGACCTCGCGCGCGCGCATCGGCAGGATGCCGTAGCGTGGACGGTCGCGCCGATCCTCGCCGGGTTCGCCGATCCTCGCGACGGTTCGCCGGTCGCGCCGTAGCGCGCGCCTTGCCATCGTCGCGACGTTGTCGCGCCCGGCGCGCCCGTCCAACAAGGGTTCGCCGGGCGCGTTCGTTGCTACGCTGCCGCGCTGCCATGCTGCCGATGCCAGGGGAACGCAACCGGCCGGTTGTATAGCAGGGAAGACGGTTGTCCGTTGACACTCGCGCGCGCCTACGATCAACGGACGGCGCGCCGCTGCGCTGCCGCGCTCGCCGGAGGTCGCCGCGCTGCGCTGCCCACGGCGCGCCGCTGCGCTTGCCGACCTTGCGCGCTGCGCTGCGCTTGGTACGCTGCCCTCGCAACGGACGCCACCGCGCTGCGCTGCCGAGGTCGGTAGACTGTCAATCTACCGACGGTCGCGCGTAGCGCGCTGCGCTGCCGAGAGTTACGCTCGCCGCTGCGCTGCGCTTGTCGCCGCGCTTGTCCGGCGCGCTCGGCGCGCTCGGTTGCCGTGCCGTTTCGGCGTACTAGCGCATACCTAACTGTGCCGTTTCGGCACGCCTACCCCCCGGCTGCCATTTTGTCAGGCCGGAGCCCTCCCCCCAGCAACGGACCCCACCCGCAAATACGAAAAATATCTGGAGTCAAGGAGTCAATGTCCCTAGTCCCCCTGGGGCCCACCCCTAGGTCTCCCTCAACGAGGGCGAGGTAGTCAATGCTCAATACCTGTACGGCGCAGAATCCAGGGTCCTATAGGGATTCTGTGATCCTAGGGACCCTAGGGACCAGAGAGACCCTAGGCACCCCCTCATCTCCCTCAACTCCTAGATAGGACTTTCACCTATAGGTACTAGTTCTACGGGGGATGAGTTCTTCCCGTAGGTACTAGTCCTACGAAGGAACGAGTCTGCGGGTCTCCCCTGGGCTGGCCGAAGGTAGAGCATGACGAACGCGCAAGCCTCCATCGGCCCCGTCGGGGTCGGCGACGTCCGAGTCGATCGGTCCGCCGTCGTCGAGATGCTCACCGACTTCCTCCTCAACGAGGTCACGGGCCTCGACGAGGGAGGGATCGCTCTCGTCCACGCCTTCGCTCGGCAGACCGTGGACAACGCGGTGGTCTTCGCCTCGAAGCAGCACGACTACGGGCCGGGCAACATCGCCTCCTTCGGTGAGGTCGGTGTCCTCGTGCGGGTCAACGACAAGATCGCGCGGCTCCGCAACCTCATGGGGAAGCAGGCGAAGCACGAGGCGGTCGGCGACTCGTGGCTCGACGTCGCCAACTACGGCACGATCGCCCAGGTGGTGCGCGCCGGAAAGTGGCCGGGCTGCGAGGAGCGGCACTCGCTCACGCCGAAGCAGCCCGCCGAGTAGGCCCGGATCTTGTCCGCTTGGGCGTAGGCTCGGGGCATGGCCCCGAAGAAGCCCAGCCGCAAGCCCTCGAAGCGTACGGTCAAGGCCCGCAAGGGCTACGATGGGGGCATGAGTCCCGCGCCTCCCCTGCCGCCCGCACCGGGAGACCCGGAGCCCATGCCTCCGCTGCCCTTCGCACCCTGCCCGCGGTGCGGGCGGCTCGTCCACGTCGTCGTTCCGCTCAACAACGAACTCTGGCCGCATCGGACGCCGATGCCCGAGGCGAAGTTGTGCGACTACCCGGTTCGAGTTCACGCCTCGAAGGTCACGCGCGAGGTCCCGCCTGCGGGCGGGTAGTGTCTTGGCCGAAGGTAGGGTATCCTCCCTGGAGTCCTGCCGGTGCGCTCCGACGAAACCCTCCCTCCCTCCTCCTCCACCGAGCCTCGCGTGAGCGACGCTTGTCTCGACGCGAGCCCCGGCAGGGCACCTTGCGCGACCATGTGGTGCGCCCAGATCAAGGTCCTTCCGAACGTCTTCGCCCGCAGGCGCGACAACGGGACTTCGATCGCGGCGTTCGGCTCGACGCCGGTCACGGTGCTGCTCGACCTCGCCGAGACCTTCGCCTCGAAGGCGGATGCCGCGGCGTGGTGCGAGGCCAACGACAAGGACTTCGAGCCCGTCGAGGTCAACGTCCCCGGCGTGCGCCCCCTCTGATGCGTTACACGGCCGCCCTCGCCGATCGCGCCGCCTACCGGCGGGACCTCGATCGCGCCGCGCAGCGCGGCGGCCGGGAGTTCCTCACGTTCCTGCGGGCCAACGAGGCGCTGTTCGCTCCGCAGGAGTGGTCGCGCGTCCTCAAGATGTCCGACGTCTTCGGCTCGAACCTCGCGCGGTTGACCCACCAGAAGTTCCTCTCGTACCGCGGGCTGGCCCACGACCCGCAGATCGACGGCCCGGACTACCCGACCGTGATCGAAACCCTCATCACGCCGCACGCCTTCCTGCGGCACGCCCTCCTGCTTGGAGCCAACCGATGACCGGCCGTATCCTCGACGAGTCCGGCGTCCCCGCCAGCCAGCCCGAGGCCGAGAAGCCGAAGGAGCCGGTCGCGGTCATCCCGCTCTCCGAGTCGATCGTCAAGATCGAGGACGGCCCGCTCAAGATCACCGTGCGGCTCGACTTCGACAAGGTCGCGCTCGGGGGTCCCGAGGCCGAGCAGTTCAAGAAGGTCATCGAGGCGGTCCTCGCGCGGAACGCGAGTCTCTCGATCCGCCTCGTGGAACTGATGCTCCTCGGCGGACAGAAGCGCAAGCATGTCGCGCCCTTCGTGATCGGCGCGATGGAGGACGTGAAGTTGATCCGCGGCGGGATCGAGGGCCTCATGGCGCGCGTGAGCCAGGGGCTCGACCCGATGCCGTCCGTCGAGGTCGCGCACGCGAAGCCGCGGCTCGTGAAGCCCTGATGGTCGCGCCCGCTTCCCCTCCCTGGCCCCCGCCGTTCCCCGCGGGCATCTTCGGGCTCCCGGAGCGCGAGCGGCAGGCGGTTGACCTCCTGCTGCTCTACCAGCGGTCCAACGATCAGGCCGAGGCGGCGAAGCGCGGGCAGGGGGCGCTCCTCCTGCTGATGCTGTCCTGGTACATCCCCGTCGCGATCAATGGCGCGCTCCCGTGGTGGTCGATCGGGCTCCTGTGGCTCTGGTTCCTCGTCCTCGCTTCGGGGCTCAAGAAGGACGCCCGTGATACGTTGCGTAGGGCAGACGCAGCCCAAGCGGAGTACGACCGTGCCTCGAAGCGCCCCCACCCGCCCGCCTCGCTCAATTAGCCTTCCCTGGCTCGTGTTCGGCGTGGACCCCGGCGCGTCCGGTGCGGTTGCGCTTGTCGGCCCGCAGTTCGCCGATGGGCGGGTCCTCGACACGAAGGACCCCTCGGCCATCGCGAAGGCGTTTGAGGAGTTGACCGACTCGGCTCGGAGTGCGCTCGGGCTGGAGAGCACCCAGCGCGACGGGGACCCGCTCCCGTCGTACATCCGCGGGGTCTACATCGAGGACGTTCACTCGATGCCCGGCGAGGGGCACGTCGGCGTGTTCTCGTTCGGGCAGGCCAAGGGCGTGCCGACGGGCTGGTTCGCCGCCCGGCACTACCCGATCGAGTTCATCGCCCCGCAGGCGTGGCAGCGGAGGTTCTTCGGCGCTCGGCTCGTGGGTGTGGACAAGGACCGGCGCAAGGAGTTGATCCTGGCCTCCGCGCGCAAGCGGTGGCCCGAGGCGAGTCTCGCGCGCGCCAAGGACGAGGCCACGGCCGCTGCGCTCTACATCGCGCTGGCTGGGGCCGAGACGAAGCCGTGGTAGGCTGATGCCATGCCCCTCGACCCCAAGGACGTCAAGGCCAGCCTCGCAGTCCTACATCCGAATCCCTTTCTCAAGGGGCTCACGAAGCGGCTGGAGACCGAGGGTGACGACCTGATCGCCGGGTTGTTCGCCATCGCCAAGAGCAAGGCCGTCGACCCCGGCGACCGCATCCGCGCTACGAAGTTGATCCTCGACTTCTCGGGGCTGCCTGCCTTCATGGCCGCGCTTGGTGCCGCCGCCGCGAAGGCAGCCGCGGGCGTGGGTGGTACGATGGGCGGCGACGAAGACCCCGACTTCCCCAAGGAGCGCCGTGCCCGCCTCGAAGCCCTCGCCGCCGACGAAGACGTCCGGCCGCCCGAGCCTGACGACGACCCTGCGGAAGGTGAGGGCGAAGGCCCTGGCCCGGCAGGCGACGTTCACGACGGCGATCTGGAAGGACCCCAGCGGGCGCAACGTCGAGTGCGCCAAGATTCACCAGACCGAAAGCGACTTCCTCGATCGCGCTCGGGCGGCGGGCGTGCCCGCCGTGCTTCTCGCCCCGTACGGGACGGGTAAGACCGAGGGCGGGCTCGCCTACTGCCTCCGGCTCATCTCGGAGGACCCGACGCGCCGCCTGGGGATCGTGTGTGACAAGGACGAGCATGGCGTTGACCGTGCCCAGGTCCTCCTCCGCTACATCGAGGCCGACGAAGACTACCGGGACCTGTTCCCTGAGATCGAGATTGACCACGGGCAGCGCGGGCGCCGCACCCTCTACAAGTTCCGCCTCAAGCAGACCAAGGGCAAGGACGCCGCTGTCGAGGCCGCGGGTGTGTTCGCCTCGGGCACGGGCTCGCGAAAGGACATCTTCTTCTTCGACGACGTCGTCACGAAGCAGAACGCGATCAACGAGCCCGGCCAGCGGCAGCGAGTCAAGCAGGCGTTCTTCGGGACGTGGCTCTCGCGCCTGGAGCCCGACAACTCGTGGTGGTTCTACATCGGTACGACGTACCACGCCGACGACCTCACCACGGCGCTCCGCGAGTCGAAGGACTTCGCGGTCATGGTCATCGGGGTCTCCGAGGACTTCAAGTGCTACGAGGTCGAGGAGCGTTGGCCCGGCAAGGAGCCGGTCAACTACACGATCCCGCTGTGGGAGCCTAAGTGGTCTGAGGCCAACTACCGGAAGCGGTACGCCGAGATGGCGGCCAGCGGCGACACGCTGGAGTGGATGACCGGCTACCGGAACATGGTGGTCGATCCCGCGCAGGCGTCGTTCAAGGAGGCGTGGTTCCGGCGCGAGATGAACGAGGTCTCCGACCGGCCGGGCGACTACGCCTTCCGCGTGATCTTCGCGGACCCCGCGACCACGACCAAGAAGCGCAGCGACTTTTACGCGGGCTGGGTCCTTGGCTGGGACGCGCGCCGCAACTGCGCGGTGGCGCTCGACGGCTGGTACAAGAAGCAGGGGCTCTCCGATCGAGTCAAGACGTACCTCGACCGCGTCGAGCGGTGGGCCCCGCATCGCTGCGGCATCGAGGGGCGCCACGAGATTTCGTTCGGCGAGCGCATCGAGGAGGTCGCCCTCGACGAGCAGATGGGCGTGCGCCTCATCAAGTTGGACCGCGAGATCGACAAGGACGCGCGCATCGGCGCGCTCGCCCCGGTGCTGGAGGCCGGGCGCATCCTCGTCGATGCCCGCAAGTTCCCCTGGATCGTGCCCGAGGCGCAGTTGTGGCCCAACGCGAAGCACGACGACGCGCTCGACTCGCTCGAAGGCGCGTGGCAGTTGATCCGCCGCTGGCTCAAGCGGCGCCAGCGCGTGCCGATGACCTTCGACCTCGACGGTCAGGCCGCCCGAACCCCTGGAGTCAACTCTCCCGCGGATCGGTTCTTCCCCGCCCCGATCCGCAAGACGCCGAGCGAGGAGTTGTTCGACCTCGGCGGGTTGTAGGCCCCAGCCCCCTCACGGGGTAGGATGATCCCATGTCGTCGAAGCACGCCGCCTCTCGGTTCGCCGCCCGGACCCTCGCCGTCGCCCGGCGCGTCGGTGGGCGCCAGGGCAAGGCCCTTGCTGCGACGGTCGAGATGATGGCCTCCACCACGCGCCCGGACATCGGGACGCGGACGGTGATCGGCTCCCAGGTCGGGGCGATCAAGTCGCTCCTGGGCGCGTTCCAGCCGTCGAACGTCCCCTTCGGGGTCAAGACGCGGATGCGGCGGCACTCGCAGATTCGGTTCGTCGCCGCGGCCTCGAAGGCGCCGCTGCTCCGGGGCGACGTCTGGTTCGACACGAACTCGACGGAACTCCAGAGCCTCCTCAACCGGGTCTTCATCGAGTCCGGCTTCTTCAAGCGGTCGCTGCGGACCTCGCTGCTCGCGATCGACTACGGCTTCTCGGCCCACGAGCAGATTTGGGACGTCGAGCCCGAGTTCGTCGTCGGCTGGGACGTGCCCAACAACTCCGGCGCGTTCGACCACAAGGAGAAGACTTACTCGAACCTGTTCCTGCCGCGGCGGCTCAAGGACCTCGCGCCCGAGTACGTCTCGCTGCTCCAGGACCGCTACGGCGAGTACGCCGGGTTGATTTTCGGCAACCCCGGTGCGGCGCCGTTCACGGAGGAGGCGCTCCAGAACATCCTTCGCTCGAACAGCGAGAACGTCCTCGCGCGGAACAAGTCCTTCGTCTTCACGCTCGACGGCGAGTGGCAGAACTACTACGGCGTCGGCCGCCTCGACTCGGCGTACGACCCGTGGTATTGGCAGACCTTGATCTACCTGATCTGTAATCGCTGGTTCGAGCGCAAGGGCGATCCGCCGCTGGTCGGCTACGCGCCCTCGAATCCGGCCATCGCGGACCCCGGCGTGGACGGCGACGAGTTCGACCCGGCCGACGAGTCCGATTCCCCCGTGCTGTTGATGTCGCGCGCGCTGGAGAAGTTGCGCTCGACCGGCAACCTCGCGCTGCCCGGCGACCCGTACTTCGACGACGACGGCAAGCCCGGCAACATGCGGGCCTACGACGTCAAGGAACTCGACATCAAGGACGCGCACCCCGCGTTCAAGGAGTACGTCGAGCATCTCGACGTCAAGATGTCGCGGGCCTACCTCGTCCCCGACGCCATCGCGGCGTCGCAGAAGGGCCTGGGCACCTACGGCTCGCTCAACGTCATGGCCGACGTCTACGTCGATGTCCAGAACGACACGCTCGCCGCGTTCTGCGAGCAGTTCGACCGCGAGGTCGTCCAGCCGTTCCTCCGGTACAACGACGTCAAGGACCGCGCCACGCTGCGGACCGGCGGCATCTCGGCGTCCTCGAAGGACATGATCCGCGAGACCTTCACGAAGGTCATGGAGGCGGACACGCTCGCCGAGCAGGCGTTCGGCCGCATCTACCCGCAGTCCTTGACCGTGATGATCGACCGCGAGGCGCTCGCGCGCGGCGCGGGCATCCCGTTCAAGCGGCCCGACCCGGACGCTCCGGCGCCGAAGCCGCCGCAGGACCCGGCGACCGCCGCGGCTGGGGCCGCGCCGGGCGCGGCCAACCAGCCGCAGCGCGGTCCTGCGAAGAAGGCGGCGAAGGCCGCCGCGGTCTCGGTCAAGATGACCGAAGACGAGTTCGTGGCGCATCGCGTTCCGACCCTCGTGCGTGAGCGCGGGCTGACCCCGGAGAAGGCCGTCGAGACCGCTCGGACCCTTTATCGGAAGGCTCGCGCCAAGAAGCGGGACGCGAAGTAGCCCCCTGTGGTAGAGTGAACCCCGTGAAGAAGCCCACCGCCTACGTTCTCGGTCCGACCGGCACGCCGTTCCGCGCTGCGGGCGGGCGCGTCTTCGAGAAGGACGTCTTGGTCGAGGGCACCTACCAGCACCCGATCCAGCCGTGGGACGAGCCGTTGACCGTCACGCGCGAGTACATCGACCGCGTCTGTGCGGCCTCGAATGCCGCGATGAAGGGCGGCCAGCGCGTCTACGTCCCCGACGGCCACTCCACGAGGGCCGCCGACAACGTCGGCTACGTCGAGTCCTTCGAGCCGCGCTTCGTGGACGGCAAGTGGCGCGCGGTCGCGCGCTTCACCGTCGAGGACGAGCGGTACGGCCCGAAGATCGGCACCACGATCCGGGACGTGAGCCCGATGATCGTCAACCACCCGCTCGGCGATGGGACCAACCCCGGCGAGCGGATCGCCCACGTCGCCCTCGTCCCCGACCCGGTGATGCCCGGCCAGGGGGATTTCGTGGCGTGTTCCCTGGGTGGTGGTACGCTGAATCCCGTCGAAGTCCCGGTCCTCAAGACCCTCGCCTCGGAGCCCCTCCCCATGAAGGTCAAGATCGTCGCCGCCAACGTCAAGGCCCTGTCGCTCGCCGGGATCACCGGCAAGGAGGGCGACGAGGTCGAGGTCACGTCCGCGCAGTTCGAGAAGGCGCTCTCGATCGCCGCCGAGGCGCAGTCCGCGGCCGAGGCCGCGAAGACCGCGCAGGCGACCGCCGAGAAGGCCCTGGCCGACGAGAAGGCCAAGCCCGCCGCGACGCCCGAGCGCCTCCTGTCGATCGACGTCAAGGGCGCGCCGCTGTTCGGCGAGAACCGCGCGCTGCGCGTGAAGTCGCTCGGGCAGACCCTCGACGCCGCGCAGAGTAAGGGCAAGATCGACGCGAAGATGCGCGGCGCGTTCGAGCGCCTCCTGTCCGTGCGGCACGGCTTCGCGCTGTCCGAGACGGGCGTCGCCGAGGCGATCGACGTCGTCAAGGCGGCCGAGGACCTCCTCGCCGCGATCCCCGAGCAGGCCGTCGTCCCCGTGGGCGAGCGGCTCCAGAAGCAGGGCGCGACGGGCCAGGAGCGCCCGGCGAACGAGCCCGAGAAGTTCGACGCCGCGAAGACCGCCGACGCGATCCTCAAGGCGGGCGGCTACAAGACCCCCGAGACCACCCCGATCAAGTAGGCGAAGAAGTTCGCCCCGCGTACCCGACCTGTGGTACGCTGAACCCCGTCATCCCAGGAGCCCGATCCGATGGACACGCCCGGCCTTCTCGCCTCCGGCCCGACCTACGCGCCGAACTACTCGTGGATCAAGGACAAGGACAGCCTCGTCTCGGTCCCGGTGGTCATCGACCACGCCGCGGCGGACGCCACGCTCCCCGCGACCTACCCGAGCGGCACGCTGCGCTCCGGCCTCGTCCTCGGCAAGGTGACGGTGGGCGGCGCGTACAAGGAGTACGACGACGCCGACGCGGACGGCACGCAGACCGCGACCGGCATCCTGTACCACGCGATCCGGCTCGTGGACCCGTTCGGCAACGCGCTCCCCGCGGGCCAGAAGGTCTTCGGCGAGATGGTCGTCGCGGGCGTCGTGGACTCCTCGAAGTTGCTCGGTCTCGACGCCAACGGTCTCGCCGACCTCCAGGCCCTCAAGTCGTTCGTCTTCACGGACCTGTACTAGGTCCCCTGACCGCACCCCTCCCCACCCGATCAACCAACTTCCACTCCTGACCTGACGGAGACGCCCCCGTGGACTACCCGAACCTTCGCGCCGAGGTCCTCACCCGTGTCATCACGGGCATCGAGGTCTCGCCCGACTACCCCCTGACCCGGCTGTTCGGGGGCCTCACGCTCGACGTGGACGGCGACGTCGCGAAGTGGGACGAGGTCACGCCGAACCGCGAGATCGACAAGCGGTTCGAGACCCGCAAGTCCAACGCGACCCCGACGGACCCGTCCTCGGTCACGAGCAAGGCCGCGGCGATGTTCGTCAACTTCAAGAAGCGTCACGTCTTCCCGGAGGACCTCGACGCCCTCCGTCAGGTCGGCGGCGCCTCGACGGACCTCGACCGCGCGCACGCGAACCTCGCGTGGATGCTCGGCGACATGAAGCGGCGCTACTACGACGAGCCGCTGGAGTACATGATCGCCTCGGCGCTCCAGAACAACCAGAGCGTCACGGTCCAGGGGAAGACGATCGCCCCGGACTACGGCCTGCCCGCCTCGCACAACCTCGTCGAGGTCGCCTCGTGGGGGACGGCGTCCACGGACATCGACGCGAAGGTCGAGACGGTCAAGCGGCTGCTCGCGACTGACGCGGGCCGGGTGCCGGTGCTGGCCCTCTGCGGCCGGAACATCTTCGGCTACCTCCGCAAGAACACGGCGATCAAGTCGTGGCTCCAGAACCAGACGGGCGCGGCGAACGCCTTCGACGTCCTCCAGCAGGACACGATCGCGAACCTCCTCGGCATCCGCTGGCAGACCATGCGCCACGGGTACTTCGTGAGCGGCACGTTCACGCCGTACATCCCGGACGACTCGATCATCTTCGTTCCGAACCCGGACCGCTCGTGGTTCCAGGTCCACCGCGGCTCGGTGCGCTACCCGAACACGGTCTTCGGCGCGCCGGACTCCTTCGCGAAGTCCTACGGCCTGACCTCGTGGAGCCGCCTCGCGGACGAGCCGCCCAGCGCGGTCGTCTACATGCGGTGGGCCGGGCTCGCGATCCCGGTCTTCCCCTCGGCCTACGCCGTCCTCGACGTCACGCCGTAGTCGCGGCTGACCTGACCTCCACCGCGGGGCCCGCCAGGGCCCCGCACCCCCGACCTTCCGCGGAGCCCTGATCCCCATGCCCCCGACGAACATCGACTCCCTCTCCGGCGGCGCGAGCGCCCCGGCGCAGTCCCCGACCGGCGTCGCCCTGCCCCAGGCGGCGAACGTCGCCGCCCCGTCGGCGATCACGGCGGCGAACCCCGCGGCGATCACGGCGGGCACCCCGGCGACGACCGTCGGCGCCGCGCTCGGCGCGTTCACCGACCCGCCCTCGGCCGCCGAGATGGGCGCGCTCCGCACGTTCGTCAACGCGCTCAAGACGGACGTCGCCGCGCTCAAGGCCGAGTACGTCAAGACGAACACGGACCTCGCGGCCTGCCGCGCCGAGATCGTGAAGTTGGTGACGGACATCACCGCGCTCCGGTCCACCACGGCGAACGAGATCGCCGCGCTCAAGGCCGCGCCGCTCCAGGCGTCCTCGTAGACGCAACCCGTCCTCTCCCTTCTTCTCCCCCGACGGGTCGCCCTTGAAAGGGGGCGGCCCGTCTTGCTTCGAGGAGCCCGCTGATGCTGACCTCCTATCACACGCTCGCGGTCAACGTCGGGGAGTTGAAGTTCCTGACGGCCCTCGCGGGCACGGCCGCGCAGGGCATCACGCAGGCGGACCTCGACGCCGCTGAGGGCTGGGCTCGGGATCGGATCAACCTCTGGATCGTCCGCGTGGCGGGCGAGACCAAGGGCGGGGTGATCGTCTCCGAGTTCCTCAATGCCGTGGCGCAATCGGCGCTCGACCCCGCGATCCGGCATCTCGCCGAATTGCTCGCCGCGGCGCGCATCCTCCGCGAGTGGGAGGCCCGGAACTTCATCAACCAGGGTCCGGCCGCGGGCGACCCGCTGCGCCGCGAGGATTGGCAGAAGACCCTGGGCGAGGCCATTTCCCTCGCGCGCGAGATCGAGCGCAGCCGGAAGACGATCAAGGCCGACGGTACCGTGCGCCGCTGGGGGCTCGGGCGCGGCCAGCAGGGGCCCGTGGTCAATGGACCGTTGACGAACGGCAGCCATTTCGACGACCGCGGGACGTACACCGACGTTGCGGGCAACGTCTTCACCACGCCGCACGTCCCGCCGATCCAGCAGGCGACGTAGGTGATCCGGCTCACGGTCAAGTTCGAGATGGGCGACTTCCGTCGCTGGTGTGACAGCCGGGCGGCCGGGCTCGCGAAGTGGGCCAGCGGGCCCATCCAGGGCGGCCGGGCCGGGCTCCAGGCGCTCGAAGCCTACCACGCGGGCTTGTTCGACTCCTACGGCTCGGGGGCGATGGGGCGGCCGTCCGGCTACGGCGCGTGGGCCCCCCTCGCGCTGCGGACCCTCAAGGCGCGCGCGCTCCGGCAGCGGATGTCGCGCATCGCCCCGCGCGACTACGCCGGGCCGATGCGGGGCGACCGCACGCTCGCGTGGTCCTGGCGGCTCCGCGACTCGTTGGCGACCCAGGGCAACCGCTACGGGGACGCCGTGCGGTTGATCGGTTCGACGAGCCTCACCTACGGCACCAGCACGCCCACGGCCCTGTTTCACGCGGCCGGGCGCGGCGGGCGGAACGCGATGCCCGTGCGTATGCCGATCGACGACATCGTCGGCCCCCAGGTTGCGCTCGACGTGATCGAGCGTAAGATCATGGCGTTCCTCGCCAGCGACACGGAGGCCGCTCCGAGCCCTGGCCTCGTCCCCAACGCCGCCGGTTTCTATTCGAGGCCGTAGCCAATGCCCCTCACCCTCGCTCCGCTCAACGACACAGACGATCCGTGGGTCATGGCCCTGGAGCGCCTGGAGACGAAGATCAAGGACACGAACCTGTCCTTCGCGACGTACTGCGTCTCGGCCTTCGGGAAGCAGCCCAAGGTCTTCGCGCTCGCCGCGCCCGGCGCCGACGCGATGGTCGCCGACCCCGGCCTCGACGACTGCCCGGCGGTCGTTCTCGACATCCAGCCGACCGGCCAGCCCGAGGACCACGGGGCGGGCGGCGAGCGGTGGCCGTTCACGATCGGCGTCTACTTCAAGGGCTTCGCCACCGACGGCAACAAGAAGAAGTTGCTCCGGGCGTTCCACGAGTTGATCCGCACCGTCTTCTGCGGATGGCGGACCGGCACGCTCGATCCGCTCTCGACCATCGGGACGGGCAACTACTACATGATCCCGTCGGACATCACCCCGCAGATCGCCTCCCCGGCCGTCGGCCTGCTGGTCGGGCGGGGGGCCTTCGGGGTTCGCTTCACCTTCGCCGAGAACATCCTGGGGTAGGGCGGGGCGGGTCATGGTAGGCTAGAACCTGTACCTGGACCCCCACGCGCCTTCCCCCGACCTTTCGGAGCCTGACCCCCCATGCTCAACTCGATGCGGACCTTCCTCGTCCTCCAGAAGGAGACGGCTTGGAACGACGGCGGCGACGGCACGGACATCTTCATCCCCGTCCTCGACGGCGACTACGGGGTCAACCTCGACGACCCGCTCCGCGAGCAGCAGCACGTCGTCGGCGACGCCGACTCGCAGTTCATCGTCCAGGACGTCCGCAACCTCGGCGGCGACCTCAAGATGGGCCTCTGGCCGCATCTCGCCCTCACGCAGTTCGACATGGGCGCGAAGCGCGTGTCCGGCCAGATGGAGTCGTACGCCGGGCGCTTCGTCTACCCCGGTCTGGAGACGCGCATCCACAAGGGCCTGATGGCCGAGCGCATCCAGGTCTCCGGCCAGAACGGCGGCGACATCATGGTCACGGTCGGCTGGCAGGGTTCCTGGGAGGAGACGGCCGCGGTCCTCACCTATCCCGGCGCGCTCACGATCCCGAGCGTCCCGTCGCTCCTGTTCAAGAACTGCCGCTTCGTCATCTCGCTCGACGCGGGCTCGACGTTCGCGAACCGCATCGTCCCCGTCGGCCTGGAGTCGTTCGAGGTCACGCTCGCGAACAACCTCAAGCGCGGCCCGGCGGTCGAGGACCGCATCACCGCGTACAAGGACGGCCGGGTCGAGTTCTTCGACGCGGGCCGTCGCAAGGTGGACATCCGCTACGTCGCGGCGTTCGACCGCCTCGCGTACTCCACGCTCCAGCGTTCGCGCCTCCTGACGCAGTTCAAGATGCTCGGCGCGCACCCGGCGTGGACGTCGTACCTGACGGTCGCGAACACGCCCGCCGTCGCGGGCTCCGCGGTGGACGTCGAGGTCTCGGCCGACCCGACCGGCACCGTCGCGGTCAACGACTACGTCATGTTCGACAACGCGGGGGGCACGAACAAGCCCTGCGTCGGCAAGGTCACGGCCCTCGACGCGGTCGGTCCGGCGTACCACGTCACGATCGACACGCTCGACGAGAACGTCGCGGTCGGCGACCACGCCTTCAACGCGGCGGTCGAGTTGAAGACGGCCCCCTGCCGCGCGAACACCACGATCGACAAGGCGTTCGACGACTACGTTAAGGTGACGGTCACGGGGCAGGCGTTCTCGGGCGGCTCCGACCCGTTCACCTACAAGGCGAAGAACATGACGCTGCCGTAGTCGGCAGCCCCTCCATGATTGAGGGCGCGGGCTCGTAGCCCACGGCCCACCCCCGAGCGGCGCGGTCTGCCACCTGTCCGGCCGCTCGGGTTCTTTTCTCCAGGCAGACGGCCCGTTGGCAGCGGACCGACAGAAGGATTGACTCCCATGATGACCTCGGCTCGCGCCGACTGTGGCGGTCTCGACGAGTTCCTCTCGAAGGTCAACTCGGACAAGAAGGTCTCGCGCCTGATGGGCGCCGACGAGAAGGGCAGCAAGAACGTCGAACTCCCGGCGTGGTTCGAGCGCCGGGGCATCCGCACGTTCGCGGTGGACTCCGGCCTCGGCCGCGTCCTGTGCCGCGTCCCGCGCGTCACGCTCGACTCGAAGGACCGCGACGACATCCCCGAGGAGCAGATGGTCCCGCTGATCGTGGCGGCCCTGACGAGCCTCCCCGAGGCGTGGGTCGGCGAGGAGACCTTCACGCTCAAGTGCGGCGTCGAGATCAAGGAGGGCGAGCGGCTGCCCGGCCCGAACACGGTTTACGCCGCGACCAAGGGCACGGACGGCCTCGCGAAGGACGCCGCGGCGCTCGGCGACATGCGCGACTACCTCGCGTGCCTGCCGAAGTCCCTGCCGGGTCAGGTGTTCATCGGGCTCGGGTACATGACCCTCGCCCCCCTCCCGATGGACCCTACGCCCTCGACGTAGTCGAGCAGGCCGCGCGCGCGTTGTTCTGGCCGACTCCCGAGGAGAAGGTCAAGGCAGCGCAGCACGCGCTCGACCGCGTCGCGAAGGAGATGCCCGTCACGATGGCGGCGCTCCTCGAAGTCAAGGCGTGCGTCGCCCTCGGGTGCCTTCCCGAGGGCGGCGGCCTCCTCCAGCAGACGGGCGGCTTCCCGCAGATGGTCAACTTCCTCACGGCGAAGGGGATCATCGAGGGGCTCCACCGCGGGAGCGGGCTCTGATGCTGTGTGCTGCTAGGTGTTGTGCCTAGCGGCTTTGCGCCTGCCTCGACCCCCTCGGGTAGACTAGGGTCATGCCGCGCGACCTTCGTTTCACGATCGACGGCGATCCGTCGAAGGGCATCGACGCCTTCAAGCGCCTCAAGGCCGAGGGCGAAGCCACGGCCAAGGCTCTCTCGGACGCGATGGCGTCCGTGTCGGCGATGTCGCGGGACCTGACCGCGGTCGCCTCCGCGATGCGCGGGCTCCGCGAGGGCGCGGTCGCCACGAGCCGCTCGGTGCGCTCGATGTCCTCGAACCTCTCGGGGATCGGCGCGCGCTCGCGCGAGGTCACGGCCGCGCTCAAGTCCCAGGCTGCCGAGGTCAACAAGGCCACGGCCGCGCTCGGGAAGCAGCGGTCCGAGGTCCAGGCGGTCGAGCGCGCCGCGGCCAAGGTGCCGCAGCACTTCCAGGCGGCGCGGCAGGCGATCCAGACCGTCAACGCCTCGACGACGGCCATGCGGGCGAACCTGACCGCCTCCTCGGCCATCCTCGGCCGGATGGTGACGCAGGCGGCCGTCATGGCGAACCGGCTCGCCTACGGGGCGCGGGCGGCCACGCTCCAGGCCCGCACGGGCGCCGCGGGCGCCGCTCAGGGCCTCCAGGGGCTCGGCATCGGCTTCCGCATGTCGGGTATCGCGGTCGGGAATCAGTTGGCGAACATCGGGAGCAACGGGCTCCAGGGGCTCATCGGGGGCGCCGCGGGCGCCGTCGCCGCGGGCGCCGAGATGGCCGTCCGCCTCGCCGCTTCGTTCACCGGCACCGTCACGCGGCTCCTCGGCTCGGCGGTGAACCTGATCCTCGTGCCGCTGGGCTCGATCGCCCAGGGCATCGGCGACGTCATCGGCACCACGCTCTCGAAGGCGCTCGGCGGTGCGGTCGCGTTCGGCCTCCAGGCTGTCGGCAACCTCGCCTCGGCCGTGACCAACGTCGTCGGTGAGGCCGTGTCCCAGGTCGGCAACATCTTCACGGGCGTCATGGAGGCCGCGCGCGGCGCGTTCCAGGGCGCGGTGTCGATCGCCTCGAACATCCTCGGCACGCTGGTCGATGTCGCGCAGACCGTGGTGGACAAGGTTGGCGGCGTGCTGGGCACGATCGGCAAGACCGTCCTCGGCATCGGCGGCACGCTCGCGGGCTTCGCGCTCCACGACTTCACGGAGACCGAGTCCGGGCTCACGAAGGGCATCGTCCTCCTCGACGACAAGTTGAGCGCGGCCGACAAGCGGAACCTCCGCTCGTGGGCCGAGGACCTTCACCGGCAGATGCCGACGATCACGCGCGACGCGATCGGCGACACCTTCCAGCGCGTCGTCTCGACCGGCTTCTCGGGCGACCTCGAAGGCGCCAAGAAGGCGACGGCCGCGGCGCTCCGTCTACAGTTCGGCACCGAGGGCGGTGGCGACCCGGCCGAGGCCGCGCGCGTCATCGCGAAGGCGTTCTCGGTCTTCCGCGAGGAGTTGGAGAAGTTCCCCGACCCGCTCCAGCGGATCAGCGACCTCCTGTTCCAGACGGTCAACGCGGCCGACGTCTCGCTCGGCGACCTGACCTCGCACCTGGGTATGGTCCTCGGCCCGGCCAAGGCGCTCGGGATGTCGCTGGAGGACCTCCTGGTCCTCGTCGCCAAGATGTCTCGCACGGCCGACGTCGAGCAGACGTTCACCGGTCTCCGGCGCCTGTTGCTCGAACCCCTCAAGATGTCGAAGGAGGGCGCGGCCGTCCTCTCGAAGCACGGGCTCTCGGCGACGACGCTCACCGCCGACGAGATCGAGGGCATCAAGGGCAAGCAGAAGGCCATCGCCGACAAGGAGGCCGAACTCGCCGAGTTGGAGGCGCAGAAGGATCGCGCCCCCGAGCAGAACGCGGCCAAGGTCAAGGCGCGCAAGGCCGCGCTCGCCGAGGCCGAGGCCCGCGTCGTCGCGGCCAAGGGCCCGTACGCGAAGCAGCGGGCGCGCGAGGAACTCGCCGCGCTCAAGGCCGCGCAGGCGCAGGAGGCCGCCCAGGAGGCCGCGTCCGGCACGCCGCGCGCCGACCGCACCGAGCGCATCCGTGCGCTCAAGCAGGAGATCGGGGCGGCCAAGAAGGAACTCGCTGAGTTCGAGAAGACCACGGGCTCGGTCACGAACCTCACGAAGTTCATCGACGACCTCTCGAAGGCGGGCATCAGCGCGAAGGAACTCGCCGTGGTGTTCCCGGACATCCGGGCCCTCGTCGCGGCGATGACGCTCTCGCAGCAGGACCCGAAGATGGCCCAGGCCATCGAGGGCATGATCCGCAAGGGCGCCGCGGGCAAGACGGGCGAGGCCGTCACCGAGCAGGCGCAGACGATGAAGGTCAAGTTGCTCCAACTGTGGGAGGGGCTCAAGGCCCCCTTCCACGCGACGCTCGACGCGCTGGAGACGCCGTTCAAGGGCTTCCTCGACCGGATGACCAAGGGCCTCTCGGACTTGACCGAGTGGTGGAAGAAGGCTCTCGTCCACCCCGAGGCGGGGCGCTTCATCGCCAACCTCTCGGGCAAGTTCGGCAACCTGTTCAAGGGGCTGTTCGACGGCATCGAGTCGCCGACCGGCGGGCAGTTCTGGCGCGCGCTCGGCCAGGGCCTCGACAGCGTGTGGGCCTTCGGGCAGAAGGTCGTCGGCGTCTTCACCACGATCGGCGGCCTGCTCAAGGACCTCGCCAACGGCAGCACGATCCTCCAGGGTGTGTGGGGCAAGATGAAGGAGGTCGGGTCCTGGTTCGGGACGACCTTCAATCAGTTGTCCCAGGGCAAGACGGACAACCTCAAGAAGTTGGGCAGCGACCTCAAGGGCGCGTTCGACACGGTCTGGAACGGGGCGAAGGACGCCTTGACTCCGATCATCGAGAAGGGCCGCAAGATTCTCGACGTCGTCGTCGAGAAGGCGACCCAGGTGTGGGAGGGCATGAAGTCCGCCTTCTCGATGATCGCCGCCGGGCTCAAGGGGCTCCTCACCGGCATCCTCGCCGCGACCGCGGTGCGCGCGGCGGGGGCGGTTGGCGGGGCGCTCGGGCGCCTGTTCGCCCCGCCGACGGCCCAGCCGTGGGGCGGCGGCGCGGGCGGCGTGCTTCTGCCCGGCGGCGGCGCGGGCGGTGGTGGTGGGGCTGTGGCGGGCGGCGCGATGGCTGCCCCGTGGATGCTCGGGCCCGGCGGCTTCGGCGGCCGTGGTCGGCTCACGCGCGTCCCGCTGTGGGGCGGCGCCACGCCGTACCCCGTGGTCGAGCCCGGCTACCTCCGGCGCTACTCGAACACCGAGCGGAAGTTGTTCGGCGAGGGCGGCGCCCCGTACCCGCTCAAGAGCGAGTTCTTCCCGCCCGAGCAGGGCGGGCGGCCGTACCTCTACCCGAGCGCGCCGCCGGTCTACGGCAACTTCCGGCAGATCGGCACCACGCTCACGCACACGCCCGACCCGTACGGGCGCTTCGTGGGGCGGCCGGACCTCATGGGGCCCGAGAACGACGCGCTGTTCGCGGGGCGGGGGCGCCTGCGCCTCACGCCTGCCGAGGCGGCGGCGATGTTCCAGCGGCCGGGCTTCCACGAGGAGAACGGGCTCCCGCTCTCGTCCGAGGAGGCCAACGCCTACTTCGCGTCCGACGCCTTCCAGCGGTCGAAGCGTTCGTGGGGCCCGGTCCCGATGTCCGACGCCGAGCGGATGGCGGGCTCGTGGTCTTGGCGTGAGCGTGCGGCCCTCGGCTGGGGCCGGATCAAGGGTGGCGTCGGCCGGGCCGTCGGTTCGTTCGGGCGCTTCGCGTCGAGCCCCGCTGGGATGCTCGCCCTCCAGATGGGCGGCCAGATGGCCGGGTCTGCCATCACCGAGGCGGGCTCGCCGGGCCTCGGCGGCGCGGTCTCGGGCGCGTCGATGGGCACGATGGGCTTCATGTTCGGGCCGATCGTCGGCTCGATCACGACGGCCGCCGGGTTGATCCTCGGCGCGGCGCAGGGCTTCGCTGCCGCGGCCAAGGAGGCGTCGGACTTCTTCCGCGGCAAGGGCGCGCACCAGGAGCAGCAGTACGGCAACTTCCTCGCCGAGGAGGACCCCGCCGAGCGCATGAAGAAGTCGCTCATGCGCGGGGCCAAGATCAGCGACGAGTGGCCGGAGGCCAAGCAGTTCGGCTTCTGGCAGACTCTCAAGGGCGGCACCATCGGGGACGACGAGTATCAGGCCAACGAAGACGCCTGGAACCTCGCCAAGGGCCGCCGCGACGCGAACTCCGCGCAGTACCGGAGCGCGACGCAGGCCACGCTCCAGGCGATGATGGCCGCTGCCAAGGGCGGGGACTTCGCGACCGCGATCCGCTACGGCAAGGCGGTCCAGACGTACGGGGCCGACGAGGAGCCGGTCGGCGGTAAGACCCGGAGCATCCAGAGCGAGTTCGAGGAAGCCAACGGGGTAAAGTTGTCCTCGCTCATCGCCGATTGGTCGAAGGCGATGGAAGACGCCAAGGCCGCCACCCAGGCCGAGGCCGACGCGCAGAAGAAGGCCGCCGAGCAGGCGCAGGCGCGGATCGACGCGCTCACGAAGCCGTTCGACGGGCTCCAGACCGAGATCGACGCGGTCAACGAGGAACTCGACAAGTTCGTCGAGGGCGGCTGGGCGAAGGGCTTCTCCTCGTCGGGTGACGCGGCTCGGTACTTCGAGTCCGAGGCGGGCACCCTGGAGGAGTGGGCGAAGAACGCCTCCGAGGGGCTCAAGGACGTGCCGCCCGAGGCCCAGGAGACCGCCGCCGCGCTTCGCGCGCTCGCGCAGCAGGCCCTCGAAGTCGCGGGCTTGGCGCGCGGCGCGCAGGGCGAGGCCCAGGCCCAGGCCGACGCGGGGGCCGCGATGACCCCCGAGCAGTTGATGAAGGAGATTCCCGTCCTCGGCGAGTTGTTCAAGCGCGTGGCGCCCGGCGGCAGCGAGCCCGCCGGGACCCCGCCCGAGCCGTCGCCCGTGGACAAGGCCGCCGAGGACACGAAGGACGCGCTGGAGGGCACGGCGGACGCCGCGAACTCCACGAAGGACGCGGTCCAGGAACTCGGCGACGCCGCGAAGGCGACGGCCGACGCGACGCAGTCCGCCGCCCGGCAGATCAAGGTCGCGGGCTCCGGTCTCGGGGCCATGACGATCCCCGCCGCGGACTCGCCCTTCCCCACCGCGACCCCGATGACGCCCGGCGAGGCGCGGCAGTTGCGGAAGCAGATGCGCCACGAGGCGCACCGCGCGCGCCTCATGGCGAACAGTCCCTTCGATCAGTTCGGGAACCCGATCAACGCGGCGACCGGGCTTCCCGCGGTCGGGGACTTTGGTGGTGTCGGTTGGCAGTTTGGCGGGGCGGGCGCGTCCTCCGGGAAGGCTGGTGGTTTCTCCGGGAAGAAGGGCGGTCCGTACGCTGGGTTGTCGAAGACGTCGGATGGCGGTGTGGTGCTCTCGGACGGCACGGTCTACTACCCGTTTGCGAACGGGAAGAACGGGCCCGAGGCCGCGCCGTGGCAGACCACCCCGAACCCGTGGGCGAAGCCCAGCCCGGCGGGCGACGCGGGGGCCGCTGGTTCGGCCAAGGTCGCCGCCGACAATGCCAACAAGGCGGCGGGCGCGACGAGCGACCTCAAGAAGGGGCTCGACGATACGGCCAAGGGCATGAGCGACACCGCAAATGCCGCGAAGCAGGCGGCCAACACGGCGGGCAAGGCTGTGGACGTTGCCAAGCAGAAGGTCGGCGAACTCCACGAGGCCGACGTCGCCCTCAATACCAAGATCGAGGACCTCCGTGCCCAGGTCACGTCCATCAGCGCGGACCACGCTGGAGACTAGTCAATGGGCAACAAGGTCGTCTATTTCAACGGCGTGCGCTTGTGGGAGAACCTCAAGCATTGGAAGCCGACGCTCGTCCGCACGGGCTCGTCGCGCAAGGGCGGCGCCTCGCGGCGGCTGGGCAAGTTGAACCCGCGCTCCCCCAATTTCTTCTACGAGGTCATGGTTCATACCGACGTCAAGCCGGTCTTGGCTTACTCCGACCTCGGGCGGCAGGAGACGTTCAACCTCCAGATGCTCCAGGTCCAGCAGGATCTCGTGGAGCAGAGCAACGCCCTCGGCTACCTCGCGTGGTGTCAAGACGACGCGGAGGTCCTCACGATCGGCGCGCCGATCACCATGCCGGGCTCGTTCCCGGGCGCGGGTGCTTGGGGGTACTCGGGCGGGGGCTACACGCCCGCCGCGGGGCAGTACGCGCTTTTGCGGGACCCGACCTCGGGCGATGGCTTCGTGACGTTGCTCACGGGGGCGGGGGCGGGTACGGCTACGGGCAGCGTGCAGCAGACGGTGAGCGCGGGGTGGGAGATGATTCGTGTGCGCTTCTTCTTCCCCAACGCGGTCTTTGTTGGCATGGGGGGCTGGGAGACCGTCACCCAGGCCGAGGACCGGCACGCCTTTGACGTGACCTACGCCTTTGAGTCGGACTCGCACCCCGTCTACCCGGCGGGCTACGTCATGGACCTCTCGTAGGAGCATCAGGTGGCTACGCTTTACACCCACGACTTCACGGCCGCGAACGGGACCAAGTGGACCGCTGCGGATTTCGACAAGGTGCTTGGCTCGGTGTCGGCCGACGCTCTTGTTGCGACCATTTCGGCGAACAAGGGAATTGGTCCGGCCACGGCCAATGAGGCGATCTACCGGACGGCTTACTTTGCCGCGCAGCGTGACCACAAGATCAGCGTGTCGATGACGTGGAGCAACGCGGCGGGCACGGGGCGTGCGGCGGGCCCGGGTGTCCGCATCTCGGCGGATGGCAAGACCGGGTACTTTGCCATTCTTGACTCGAACGTCGGCTCTCCGCGGATCCGGCTGGTGCGGCGCCGTGACAACGTCTTCACCGCGCTCGGCGCGGGTTGGGTTGCGACGAGCGAGGGGGCGGCTGCCCTCAACGCGGGGGTCACGGTTACGCTCCGGGTCCAGACCAAGGACGATGGCGTTCACTTGAAGGTGCTCGTCAACAGCAGCCTCTACTTCGACGTCGTCGATCCTTCGGTGGCGGGTGTGTCGATCGAGGACGCGGGGACGGGCGGGCTTTACCTCGACAACACGCTCCAGACGACGGACATTACCTTTGACAACTTGACGTGTGTCGACTTCGCGGACGAAGCGACGAGTGGCGTCGATTGGCAGGCGGGCGTCGGGCTCTCGATCAACGGCGTGTACTACTCGGAAGCGGAGTGGCGGGCGTTGGGGTTGTCGCCCGAGGTTGCGCGGGCGTCGTATGCCCCCGTGCCGGTCGGAACGATCGTCGACCTCAATGACCCGGGCTCTCCCGTCTTGCGGCCGGGCGATTGGGTTCAGTTCTACTACGACAACGTCGTCCTCGCCGAGGGGCTGCTCCAGACCGTCAAGCAGTCGTGGCCGCCGCCGGGCGGGATCTCGTATGACCTCGTTGGGCCGCGGCAGTTGGCCGAGGAAACCTTGATCGAGGACCCGGATACCGGGGCCCCGTTCGTCTCGTTCAATTTCGAGGCGGACTCGGAGTTCTACAACGCCGACCGGGCTGACATGACGATCGGTGACGTGCTCAAGTGGATTTACGACAACCTTGTCAAGGGAGATGCGGGCCTGCGCGCGGTCAAGGCGGCTCCGGCGTCGGGGCTGTGCTACGACGCCTCCGAACTGACCGGGCTTGACGCCAAGATCCCCAACCTCACGATCTCGGGCAACGTCCTCCAAGCCGAGGAGACGTTGTTGACCTTCATGCCCGAGTACGCGATCTTCGTGGACCCCACGACGCGGGTGCGGCACGTCCACAAGCGGAGCACCGCGGCAACGGCCACGCTCCGTACGGGCGATGGGCACCGCGTCGCTGACCTCCAGAAGGATACGAGCAAGAACTACACTCGCATCGTCGTCTTCGGCACCACGCCGGAAGCCGAGGAGCAGACGTTGCTGTGGGACCCGAACGACCCGAACTCGTCGCTTTCCCCGTATTGGGACCGCTCGCTGGAGGCCGCGTGGGCGCCGGAGAAGGCCAAGGCGGTCAAGAACGAGTTCACGATCATCGGCTACGGGACGGAAGGCCCCGGCGACCCGCTCAACCCGAACTACATCTACCTCGTTGTCGACCCTGGCACGACGTTGATGGACGAGCACGAGTGGGCTGGCACGCTGCTCGTCATCAGCGACGGCCCCGCGAGCGGCGCGTACACGGTCCGTGACAACTCGGCCGCCGGGAAGATTTGGCTCAAGGCGTGGACGTTCCTGGGTGGCGGTCATCCGGACGTCGGCAACAAGGGGTTTATGACCGGGGTGGACGACCCGGAGTTCAAGCGGAACGGGCACGACGCGGCATTCAAGGAGTTTGATCTCGGGGGCGCGCAAGTGCGGGGGGCCTGTGCTACGGCCCTTGTGAAGAACAAGCAAGGCACGAAGACGTTTACGGTCAAGGTGAAGGCCAAGAAGTTTAGCATCTCGAATGGGGATGGCACGGTGCGCGACGGCCTTCGTCTCGACCTCCCGGCGATCGGGCTTATCAATCGGCTCGGGACCCTGTGTAACGAAGCCAACGCTGGCGGGGCCGTCGCGGCAGACAGCGTTGAGATCACCGTGCCGACGTTCGACCCGACGACGCAGGCGATCCCGAAGATCGTGGTGCCCTCGACGGGATTCCGCGGCACGGCGTACTCGTTCGACTCGACGCGCTGGGGGGGCGGGGGTGAACCCGCCGCGGGCGACCCGGCGTGCCGCCGCACGCTGGCCCTCAATTTCCCCGACTTCCAGAGCGTTGCGCTCCAGGGGTCGGAGTATACGAAGATGGCCGACTCGATGTTGGCCGTGCTCGGGTCGCTCGCGGTCTCGGGCACGATCTCGCTCAATGAGGGGCTTGATCCGGCTTGGTCTACGCTCAAGAAGCGGATCTCGTGGGTCGACAACGGGGACGACGGGGCTGACACGAAGCCGACCGGCTACGAGGGGACCGCGCTCTGGTTGCTCCAGGCCGAGTTCAACCTTCGTGAGCGTACGACCACGTTGTTCATCGGGACGCTCTCCTCGCAGGGTGTGGATCTCGATGCCTACCGCAAGCGGTACGCCGAGAAGACCCGGCTCGATCAGTTGCGCCGGATGCGGAAGTTGGCGCAGGATCTTCGCGAGTGCCTCAAGAACGCCTTCAACGGGGCGGGGGCCGCGGGCGAAGGCGGCGATGCCCCGCTCGCGGGCTGCCAAGTCACGTCGGACGTGCCGGGGCAGTCGATGACGCACCGCGTCTCGTCCTTTTGGGAAATCTGGATCATCTTCTTGGATTGGTTCGCTGACTTGCTTTGGATCCAGAAGGGCATTGACATTACGAATGCGAACGGGTCGCTCAAGTCCCAGGAGGAACTCCAGGTTCTTCTGGATAACCGGCCGACCAAGGGCTTCGGTGGGGTTGAGGGCGGCGTCCAGGCGACGGTCATGGCGAACAAGGCCTTGCTTGAGGGCCTGGACTTCTCGGGCTTCGTGTGGCATGGGGGCAAGTGCTACCCTTCGTTCACAGCGTCGGACGGGTCGACGGTTTACATCGACCCGGACACTAACTCGTTTTTCAGCGGGTTCGACATCGGCGGCTCACCGATCAACTTCGGTGCGCCGACGCTTGGGGCGCTGGTCGAGGGCATCCTGTCCAACCTGGGCAAGACCGTTACCAACGGGCACGGCAAGAAGGGGGACATTGATTACGTCAAGCCGGGTGTGATCCTCCTGGCCGGAACGCCCGTGCCCACGGGTGGGGCGAAGCACTATCCGGGGCACGGGAGCGCCCCGGTGCCGCTCGCGGCGAGTTCGATTGTCCCGCCCGCGTTGTCCACGCAAGTCGAGTCGCTCAAGAAGATGATCTCGGGGTTGACCCCTGTTGGGCCTACCGGCTCCGGGCCCGGTGCTCACGTCCAGGTCCCCGCCTACCAGGGCGGCTCGGTTTATGCGCCCAACACCGATTTTGGTTTCACGAAGATCAGCGGTCCTGGTCTTGCGGGCCCGTCGGTCAGCGGGTTCCTCGGGTCGCTCGCGAGCAAGACGGCCGCGACCTTCGACGGCAAGGCGAACCCGGGCTCGGGCCCTGGCGCGGTGGTTCGCCCTGGCGAGGCGGTCGGCGCCGATGGCGCCTACTACTACCCGCCCACCGAGCGGAGCAACGATCCCGACGTGCATCAGTTGGCGCCCGCGGATGTCGCGCCCGCGTCGAACTTTACGATCGCCGAGGCGTTCCAGCGCCTCCAGGGGTTCAAGGTCTACTTGAAGGACGACCGCGGTGGCGTGGTTTATCAGGGGCCTGGGGTGGAGGGCGCCTATCCGAACTACTTCTGGCGGGTGGACCCGCAGAGCGCGACGTTCGCGCTGCGCCCCGTTACGCTGACGCCGGGCACGGGGTTGAACGGGGGGAATTGGTCGTGGGGAGCGGGCGCCTCGATCATGCGCTGTGTGCGCTTTACCTACGAGTGCGACGCGGGGCAACTCCAGGCTTACGCGGGGCGCGCGGGCGTTCCTGTTGCGGCCGTCAACGGGTCGGGGTTTGCTGGCGGGATGACGTGCCCGTTGGTGGGCGGCGCCTCGGCGGTGGGCGCGCAGTTCGAGTTGCCGCGGAACCCCGCGGCGTATCCGCTCGACGTGATCGTGCGGGCTACGATCGAGCCCGCGGCTGTGGCGGGCGGCAACTTCAACGTGGACTGCCTGTACAACGCGGTTGCGCGCGGGGCGGTGAACGCGGGCGTGCCGGGCTTTGTCGCTCTCGCTCCGGTTGTCGTGGCCGCGGCGGGTGCGGAGGATGCCTCGTTCACGCTTCCTGCGGCGGCCCTCGCCAACACGCGGTACGTTGAACTCGCGATCGGTCGCCCGACGCCCGGCGTTTTGCCGGACAACGCGGCGGTTGGTATGATCGTCCGGTCGATTCGTGTCGAAGGCTTCTGGCTGGAGTAGTTGCCCATGAAGAAGTTCCTGGTCGTCCTCGCGCTCGTCGCCCTTGCCGCGTGTAAGGGCGCCTCGGTCAAGCCTCGTCCCGTGGGCCCGCCCGCCGAAGACGGGTCGGAGATCATGGGCGCGCACACGCACGGTTACGCGGAACTCCCCGTGACGGTCGTGCGCTCGGACGGGTCGGTGCCGTTCACCGCGCCCGTGGGCGGGGTGGCTCCCGTCGCGGGGGCGGACCTTGCGACGAAGACCTATGTCGATGGTGTCGCTTCGGGCGCGTCCGCGACCAAGAAGGTGCTTGTCTCCTCGATGGACACGACGGAGGACTACCTGGACTCGACGCTCGTTGTGGGCTCGACGTTGACGAAGACGGTGGTGAACGGCGGCGCGAACGAGACGCTGCGCCTTGACGCGAACGTCGGTACGGCGGCGGGAACGCTGGCCGCGGGGGACGACAGTCGCTTTACGAATGCGCGTGCCCCGTCGGGGGCCGCGGGCGGCGACCTTGCTGGGACGTATCCGAACCCCACGCTTCTCTACGACCGCGTCCGCAAGGACGTGTTCACGACGAAGGGGGATTTGCTCGTCACCTGGGGCGCGAGTGACGTTCGGCGTCTCGCTGTTGGGGCAGACAATTACATTCTCTCGGCGGACAGCGCCGCGGGGCCCGGCGTGTCGTGGAAGTCGGTTAGCAGCGTCTTCACCCACACGTTCCTGTCGCACAGCGATTGTGCGCTTGGCACGCCCGCGAAGGGGCGGCTCATCGTGGGGAACGCGACGCCGTTGTGGGACTACATCGCGCCCGGCACCGACGGGTACTACCTCGTCGCCGACTCTACGCAGACCTTGGGGCTCAAGTGGCAGACGCTCGGGGCTCCACCGGCTCACGTTCACTCGGCCGCCGACATCACCAGCGGGTCGCTCGATGGCGACCGGCTTGCGGCTCCGACGACGACGAAGCGCGGGGGCGTTGCTGCCACGGGCACGCCCAGCGGCAAGTTCTACCGGGATGACGATACCTGGGCTACGCCGTCCGCTGGGACTAGCACGCTGCTTGACGGGTCTTCGCATACGGACACCGCGGCGAGCACGGTGGTTCGCGGTGACTTGGTGGTGGGCAACTCGACGCCGAAGTGGACGCGCTTGGCGAAGGGGGCGGCGTATCAGCGGCTCGCGATGGACTCGGGGGCCAATGATCCGACTTGGACCACCCCGGCGTACGTCGTCGCGGGCCCGACGTGGTTTGTGAACAACCCCGCAGCCAGCGGCAGCGGCGTGGCGATGTCCTACGACATGACGACGGGTACGACCACGTCGCGGTTCGTGCCGATCTACGCGGGGACGATCCGGGGTTTCTCGTGGTACTTCACGGGGGCGCACACGGCCGGGACGATCACGTTCCGCATCCGGAAGAATGGCTCGGCTGACAGCACCTACACGCTTACGTCGGGCACGACGGCCGTGAAGGGGTACGGCACCGGCACCGGCTGTACGTTCGCCGCGGGCGATGACCTCATCGTCGAGTACGACACGAGCGCCGGGTGGGACGGCCTCTCGGGCGTGGTCAATGTCAACCTGTGGCTCTCCTACGACGCTTGATCGTAGAATAGGGACTAACATGGTTTCCAACTCGATTCCGGCTACCGTGGGTACGGTTCTCGTCGCTCCCTTGTTCCCGTTCCTGGCGATCGCCGGGGAAGGGGAGTGGTTGCAACTTGGGCTCGGTGGGGCGGCGCTCTTGTTGGCCCTTCTTTTGCTCAAGCCGCTCGTTCGGTCGCAGACACACGCGAACGATCGCATGGCGCGCTCGGTCGAGGAGTCGGCGAAGTCCATCGCGGCATCGACGGAGATCCAGCGGGTGCTCTTGACCCACGCGCAGGATGCGGCACGCACGCACGCCCTCCTCGCTGCCGCGGTGGACGACTTGGCGGCCAAGGTGGAATCTTTGCGGCCCATCGCCTGCCCTGGCCGAAAGTAGGGTAGTGCGTTTTACCCCCCTCCAAGGAGACCCAAAACCCATGCGCTATTTCCTGTTCGGCTTGCTGCTGCTGCTGCTGCCCGCCTGCACGAGCGACAACTTCTACCGGGGCCGGACCGAGGTCGTCGGGCAGGGCTCTGCCCAGGTGTTCCGCGTCAAGAACGGAACCGAGGAGCCCGTGACCTCCCGCTACACCATGACCGGCCAGGGTGCGGCGACCGTCCAGACCGTGAAGCCCTACCTGACCCTCGACGGAGCGTGGCGGTCGGACGTCGCGGGCGTGGCCGCGGACGAGGAGCCCGGCGCGGTGTTGCTCCGTCCGCTGCCTCCTGGGGGTTCGTCCGGCGTCAAGATGTCCGTGGTGACGTGTGACGGCAGGCCCGCCATGTTGCTCCCGTTGCCGCAGCCCAGCGCGCCTGCCCTTCCGCTTCCTTCCGCCGCACCGCCCGCGTGTTCCGGGCCTGACTGTGGCGTGCCGGGCGCAGCCCAGGCCACCTGTCTGCCGGTCTATGTCGGCTGTGACGGGACGGCGGGGGGCCACCGGCCCGAGCCCGTCGGGGCTTTACCGAAGCGCGTGGCGCCCGGCACGGGCTGGCCTTGCGGGGCCAAACCGCCCGAAGTCGGTGCCGCGGTCATGGGGGCCCTCGCCGTACCGCCGGGTTTTCTGCTCCACGTCGGCGAGTGCTTCGCGGACTTCGTCCGCTGCGTCTTCACCCTCCCTCTGTAGGACCGCGTCGCAATAAGAGACGGGTCCTCTGCCCGGCCGTCCAGCCGAAAGGCATCGCGACGGCCGGGCTCCTTTTCTCCCGTTGGAGTTCCACTCGTGAAGCAAACCCGAATCGACGAAGTTGCTGCTGCCCATGCCACCGCCCCCAAGACCCACCGGGCCGACGAGGTCCGTCCGCGGGGTTCGATGGAGGACGTCGAGGCCGCGCACGCCACGGTCAAGCAGGACCCGGCCGTCGCGAAGGCCAAGGCCGGGAAGCAGCGCATCGACCCCGCCGCGTTCGGCGTGGAGGTCGAGGGCGCGCCGGTCGCCGCGAAGCCCGTGGCCGTGCCCGCCCCGAAGCGCGGGCGCAAGCCCGGCGCCGCGCGCAAGCCCGCCGAGCCCTCCGAGGAGTAGGCCCGTGGCTGGCTGCCGAGACTGCCCCGAGGGGCCCGCGGCCAACTGCGCCTGCCCCGAGGCGTGCCCTACGGGCTTCGAGCCCGAGGAGGGGCGGGACGGCAAGGAGCAGGCCGATGGTACGGCCGCCGACCGATGCCCCCCGCCCCCCATGAACCCCGCGCTCGTCGCGCTGCTCGCGCAGCAGGAGCGCCTGCGCCTCCCTTGTTCCCTCCGCGGCGACGCCTGCGGCTAGGAGCCTGCCCATGCCCCCTCGCATCCTCGACGAAATCCACGGTCTCGGCTACGAGCCCGACCTCCACGACTACCGCGACCGCATCTTCTCGGTCTCGGTCGCGGCGATGGACCTCCCCGTCGACGTCGCGCCGATCGACCAGGACTTCCCGATCTACGACCAGGACGGTGCGAACGCCTGCGTCGGCTTCGCCTACAAGGCCGCCTCGCAGATCGTCCTCCTGCGGGTCGAGGGGAAGCGCGTCTCCATCTCCCCGCACTTCATCTGGTGGAACGCACGCGCGGCCCTCGGCTGGTCCCAGGTCAACGCGGGCTGCCGCATCCGCGACGCGATCAAGGTCGGCAACGACTACGGTGCGGCCTCGTCCGAGACGTGCCCGTGGGACCCGGCCAAGTTCGCTGCGGCCCCGACGATGGAGGCGTACGAGCAGGCCAAGGACCACCCGCTGTTCGACTACGCAGTCGTCCAGACGGCGCACGACGCGAAGGTCGCGCTCGCCGCCGGGATGCCCGTGATCTTCGGCACCGCCCTCACCGAGTCGTTCAACCTCGTCGGCCGCAACGGTGGCTTCTTCGTCACGCCCGACGGCGAGTTGATCGGGGGTCACGCGATGGTCCTCGTCGGCTACGACGACGCCGTCCGCTTCCCCGGCTACGGTGCCGCGCGTGGTGGCTTCCGCGTCCGCAACTCGTGGACCGAGCGGTGGGGCGACAAGGGCTACCTCTGGCTGCCCTACGTCCACTTCGACTCGGACGCGGTCCAGGACGCCTGGGTCCTCCGGGGTATCCGCGAGTAGGATAGGGTGATCGAGTTCGACCCCGCCGGTCGTCCTCGCTTCCTGGAGCCTGCCGCCATGCCCACCCCCGTCCCCTCGAACCCCGACGTCCGCCCGGCCTCCTGGCTGGAGCGGTCCGGCACCAAGACCCTGATCGTCATGGTTGGCGGCGCGCTCGTGGAGCGGCTGCTCAACCGGCTCACCGGCCTCGACGCACCCTGGGCGCCCTACGCCGCCGCAGCCGTCCGCGCGCTGTGGGACGTCTTCCGGGGGCCCCCGTCGTACCGGCAGTCCGACCCCGCAGCCCCCGACGTCGTCGTCCGGCCCTAGACGGGCCCGCCTGCGGCCAGCGCAAGGCCGCCCTGCCCTCGGAGTCCCGCCCATGCCCCTTCGGCCCCCCCGCCTCTCCCGAGCCCTGCTGGTGGCCTTCCTTGCCCTCGGCGGGTGCGCCCAGCGGCCCTTCGTCATCCCCCCGGGGCCGGGCCCCTCTCCGGTGCCGGTTCCGACGCCCACCCCGAGCCCCACGATCGAGGGGCACGTCGTCACCCCGGCCGAGTTCGAGGCCGTGGCGCTCGGCTCGACCGAAGCCGCCCTGGTGGCACGCTTCGGCCAGCCGGTGCGGATCGTCCCCCTCGCCGACGAGGGGGTCAAGTCGTACGTCTACCACGCCTCGCTGCCGACGGACTCGACGCGCCTCGTGTCGTTCTGGTTCCGCAGCGGGCTCCTCGTGAACAAGGTCAACTACTGATGCGCCGGATCTTCGCCACCGTGGCCGCCGCCCTTCTCACCTTCGCTCCCGTGCGGACCCCCGCCACGGCGGGCGGCTGCCCGTTCACGGTCGTCGAGGTCCGCCGCGTCGCGCGGCCCGATCTCGGGGGCTGGGTCATCGTGGGCATCGACCGCCGCGGCTGCGTCCGGCGCGAGTTCACGCGCGTCCTCGCGGACAACCCGACGGGCAAGTCCTGGGCGTTCGCGCCCGGCTGGCGCATGGCCTCGCAGTACGCGCCGGGCGAGAAGTGGGTCGTCGTCTCGGAGTACGGCCGCAAGGTCGAGTACCTCGACGTGCCCTGATGCGCCGGGCGTTCGCCGCTGTCGCCGCCCTCCTCGCGCTGGCCGCCTGCGCGACGGCTCGGGATCGAACGGCACGCGCGCCGGACGGAGCCTACGTCGCCTTCGAGGTCGCCGGGCTCGACGCCCAGGGCGAGCATCGGTCCGGCAACCGGACGCTCTACTTCTCGGACCGGCTCGACGCCGAGGAGGTCCTGGCCCGCCACGTCGCCGCCCACGAACTCGGGCACGCGCTCGGCGCCGACCATGTTCCCGCCCCGGCGATCATGGCTTCGAGCCACGGGCCGGGCGAGACGCCGATCGAGGCCCTCACTCCTCGGGAGGTTCGGGGGGCTTCGGGCGCGAAGGGCGTGCGTTCGGTGCGGGCGGACGCTTCGGTGTCGCCGCGGCTGTACCGCGCGCTCGCGTGGGGCTGCGCCCTGTGGAACTCGGCGCTCGGCCGCGAGGTCCTCCGGCTCGAACCGCGGTAGCCTTCTTCACAGACGGAGTGAAGATCGACTCGTCCTCGTCGGGTTCCGGCGGCTTGACCGCCTCCAACTCGTCGGCCCGAAAGAAGCGGAGCGGCGGGAGGTCGATCCCGTAGGCCGCGCGCGAGAGGAAGCCATGCGGGCTCGGGGGCGCGTTGACCTTGTCGTAGGCGAGGTAGGTGACGGCCCCAGCCTGCCCGGCGTAGCCGCGGACCCCGGCCTTGATCCGGACCTTCGAGCCCAGCGGCCAGCGCACCGGGCACGGCTTTCCGATCGAGTGGGGTGTGACGGCTTGCTTCACCCGGTTGCTCCCCCTCTCACGGGCGGGGCTGCTGGCGGTCGCGCTTGGTTGTCCACACGACGCACAGGTGCCACACGTCGGGGTGGGGTCGGCACTTGCGGCAGACGTCGGCCGCCGTGGGCTTGGGCGGCGCGAACAGGCGCGCGGCGGCCTTGGCCGTGACGGCGCGGCGAGCGCGGACGGTCTCCAGGTTGTCGTCGCGGCGGATGATGCTCACGACGCGCTCCCGCGCAGGAGGGCGTCGATGCGGGCGCGCAGACTCTCGGCGCTCTGCGTGCATTGGTCGGCGACGACCCAATCCAGCGCCTCCTGCAGCAGCGCGCGCGCCTCGTCGCGCTCGCGCTCGGCCTTGTCGGCTCGCGAGTGGGCGGCGTCGCGCTCCTTGATGATGGTCCGCACGGCGTCCACGCTGGACTCGGCGCGGCCCTCGGTGCCGTCCTCAATGAGAACGGCGTCGATCTCGTTCGCCGCGTCCGCGAGGGCGGTCCAGAACTTCACCGCCTCGTCCCGCTCCTTGACGATGGAGTCGAAGTCGGCGCGGGGCAACTGCTCGTGGACCGGGTTGCTGCGGAAGAACTCGCCCGACTCGTAACGCATCAGGTCGGTCGGCTCCATCACGCGCCTCCCTTCGCGGCGGCCTCGGCGGCGTGGCGCTCCATGCGGAAGCGGATCGCCTCCTCGACGCTCTCGCCCTCGGGCACCGTCTCGTCGCCGGGCAGCCAGCACCCGACGCCGCCGTTGTCGGTGAGGCCGAGGTTGACGCTCCCGCGCCCGTCGCCGACGCGCTCGTCCAGCCAATCGAACAAGGCGGCGTAGCCCCTCGCCTCCTCGACGGCGGTCGCGGGCGGGGTGGGGGTGCAACGGCACCGCTCGTCGCCGCCGTCTCCGTCCCCCCACGGGTCGGTCGGTTCGCCGCACTTCGCGCATCGGCTACCCACGGGGCGCCTCCTCTCCCATCACGCGGGCGACGATGGCGTCGGCGTCCGGGGCGAACCCCTCGCGCATCCACTCGACCAGCGCCGCGTGCATCCGGTCGCGCACCAGGGCGAGGACGGCGCGGGCGCGAAGTGCGATCTGCATCCCGGGGTTGCTCCCGGCGGCGATGTCGTGCAGCCACTCGGCCACCGCCTCCTCGGTCAAGTCCACCGGCATCGGCACGTCAGCCACGGCGGCCCCCCTTCTTGCGCGCGGCGTGCCGCTTCGGCCGCCAGCCATCAATCAACACACGGTAACACCGAGCGTAGCAGATGCCCCACTTCGCGCCGTGGTCAATCCGCGAGAGGTCCCAGGCCCGACAATGCCCCCACTCGTGGGCGAAGGTATCGCGGCCCAGGTCAGCCCCGAGACTCGGAAGGAGCCGGATCAAGTAGCGCGTGCGCGTGCGGGCAGCCGAGGCGAACTTGCTCCGGTGGAGAACCCGCACGCGATCGGCTTCACCCCAACAGTTGCCGAGGTCGTTCGTGAACTCGACAGCCACCGGCCGGTCGAGCGGGCAGTACCGGGCCAGCAGGCGCCGGTCGAACCGAAAGCCGCGGTAGGCGCGCCCCCGCACGGCTACGCCAGCCCGGCCGTGCTGGAGCCGAACGCGGCCTCCAGCGCGGTGACGGCCGCCTTCATCTTGAGGGCCGCGCTCCGAGCCGCGACGAGGGGCGTACGGCCCGTACCGGAGTAGTGCCCGGCAAGGATCGAGTGGTAGCCCCCGCCCTCCCTGTACGGGAAGACCCGGAAGTCCCCCTTGACCGTGATGGCCGCGGCGTGCCAGCCGAGGTTCTCCCACACGCGCGGGCGCCAGCCGGAGCCGAGAGCCTTGACCATGTAGGCGGCCGTCTCCTTGGCCTTGAGGTAGTCCGCGTGGCGACACTTCCCCCCGCAGGCGGGTGAGCAGTAGACCGGGCCGACGCGGCGCGGGGTCCAAGAGAGGGCGGCGGTCACGAGGGCTGCTCCTCGAACTGCTTCTTGAGGAGGAGGTCCTTGTACCACTCGGGCATCCCGCCGCAGAGGCGGCGCCGGAGATGCGGCCACGCCCAGGCCCACAGGGAGGTCAGGATCGCGTCGCGCTCCTCCTTCTCGACGTCGGCCGGGACCTCGGCCATCAGGGCGCCGATGTCCTTCGGCGTGTCGGTCAGGCGGCCCGCTTCGCGAAGGTGCTGGACGGCCTTCGCCCAGCGCGCGGGCGTCTTGAACCGCTCGACGAGCCGGTCGAGGATGTCGCCGCCGGTCGGGTTCTCCTTGCGGAACTCCCTGCCGTGGACCTCCTTGAACGCCTCGGAGACGAACTTCCCGAGGAGGACCTTCTTGTCCGGCCCCCACAGATCGTAGTTGACCGGCTTGACGACCACGCCCTCGATCTTCTGGCCGCCCAGGAACGAGACCCGGTCGAGGAGGTCCCGGAAGGCGTCCAGGCCCTCGACGGCCCCGCGGTGGATGAGGGGGACGACCTCCAGCCCGACGCGCGCGGCCTCGGCCGCCTTGGCGTCGTAGCCGAGGAACTCCTGGTCGCCCGTGTTCACGTCGAACACCGCGAGGTTCCCCGTGGGGGTCCGGTCGTAGGCGAGCGTGTTGTGCTTCGGCTTCGCGAGGTACTCGGCCCGGTAGGTCCAGCCCGGCGTGAGGAGATGCGCGCGCTCCTTGACCGACTCGACGGCGCGGGTGAACAACTTCTCCGGCGCCCCGAGCGTCAGCACGCAGCCCTTCGAGCGGACGAGGATGTCGCACGGCCCGGCCTCGGGATGGCGGATGTCGGCCAACTCCGGCGGGCCCTCGTCGATCGGGAACACGCCGAAGGAGAACTGCGAGCCGTCCACCTTCTCCTCGACCAGCACCGGCCCCTTGAGGAGGTCGGCGACGGCGCGGTGGCCGAGGTTGAAGATCGAGGGATAGGAACTCCACGAAGCGAGCGACGTGCGGGTGCTGGGCATGTTAGTCCTCCTCGGGCTCGGGCGGCCGACGCCGCATTGACTTCTTATCTGCGGCCACGGGCGCCTTCCCCCGAAGCGGTTTCTCGAAGCGGTAGTCCTTGATCTTCCTGTTGATCTCGGCTGCGGCGTGGGCTTCACGCACGAGCCCGGCCAGGAAGTCCCCGGCCGCGTAGGTCCGTGCGCGGAACTCCTTGGCGAGGACCTTCGGCCCGAGCAGGCCCGCCAGCAGCGGCTCGACGTCGAGCGGGAGCGGGACGTAGAAGCGAATCTCTTTGCTGTTCACGAGCGCCCTCCCTGGGGGTTTCGCTGCTTCCAGCCCGGCCCGTAGGTCATGCCCGGCGGCGTCTTGGTCGAGCCCTCGGCCCGACGCAGGAGCGTCACCAACTTGGCGGGCGTGTTCTTCTTCCGCCGGTTGACGCGCGTACGCCCAAACTGCGGGTGCGAGACCACAATCTCGCCGGTCCCTCGTGCTTCCTCGACACGGCACCCGAGGCGCTCGGCCTCGCGTAGTGCTTCGCGGAGGTTGATGTTCCGAGCGATCACGCCGCGGTGCCCGCGAGCCGGTTGAACGCGGCCAGGATCTTCTCGGCCCGGCCGATGTCGCGGATCGTGGTGTCGGCCCGTAGTTCCTTGACGTAGACCTTGAGCATCGAGTCCTCCCTTACTTGAGCCCCAGCACGCGGGCCTCGTGGATGAACGCCCGCTCGGCCATCGACGCCGACCAGGGCAGGAGCAGGCGGCGCCCGGCGACCTCGCCCATCAGCGAGCGCATCGGCTCGGGCACGCCCAGGATCAGCCCGTCGTTGTCGTCGGGCCGGTCGAAGCGAGTCTGCGGCATCAGGTCCCGGTACTCCCACGCGAGCAGGAAGCGATCGGCGGCCTTGACATCGTGGTCTTCCAGCGCGCCCGGCGGAAGGCCGAACCGGGACGTCACGGCGTTCGCGATCCCGGCCTCCATCTCCATCAGTTCGGGGATGCGGCGCTTGATCGGGCTCACAATGTCCCCGCCCATGAACGCCTCGGTCGCGTCGTGGAGCAGCCCCCACGCGGCCTTGCGCTCGTGCCCGCGCTCGCGGAGGACCCCGGCGACCTCGACCGAGTGCTGGGCCACCGAGTACGGCTCGCGCGTGTGCCCGCCCCAGCGGTTGATCTGCGATAGCGTATGGGCGAGGTCCTGGACCTCGATCTTGTGCGGCTCGGGAAACCAGGGGAAGAACTGCCGTCCCCCTGCCGTCGTGATCCAGGTCTCGGCCCGCCTCGCCTGGAGCGCGGCCCATTCTTCCTTGGTGTACAGCCTCATGCCGGGAACTCCCCCTCATTGACCGCGGGCGCGATCTCGCTGCGGTTGGCGATCGACGCCTTCGAGATGACGAGCAGCGTGTCGTCCACCCCGCCCCCACCGAGCGGCCTGTCGGGATCGAGCGTCGAACAGAGGACCAGCGTCTTCGGGCACTCTGCGACCAGGAAGCCCACCCCCTCCAGCAGCGGGAGGTCCTTCTTCCCGCTGCCGTGCGAGGCGAACCACGTCACGCGGACGACGGGCGGGATCACGAGGGGCGCGCCACAAAGGGAATGCCGTGGGCCGCGCACTCGTCCTCGGTCGCCCACCGGAGGAACTTGTCCTGGTCCTCGGTGTACCGCAGGGCCCCATCGAACTCGAACAGCGGGCGCAGCGTCGGCCGCTCCGGCGTCCCATCCTCCCGCACGATGAAGTGGCGGTTCCAGGGGCCCTCTTGCCGGACAATGACCGCGCCTTGCGTGCGCCGCGGCATCCACGGGTTCGGCGCCCGGTCCTTCGTGGCGGCGTCGAAGGCGTACATCTTGTCGAGCAGCGCCGTCCGCTTGATGAGCGGCAGCGGCACGGTCTCGGGCTCCGTGGACTTGACCGGGGGGATCCGCTTTCGCGCGCCCTTGTAGAACTGCCCGAGGCGGCGCAGCGCGTAGGCACGGCGAACCTCCGTCAAGCCGGGCATGGCCTCGAAGGGGGCCTTGAGCCCCTTGACGACGTCCTCCAGGACATCCTGCGGCAGCGGCACGAGCCCGGCGCCAGAGCCGTCGTCGATCAAGGTCGCGAGAGGCTTCTGGATCACCCGCTCGATGCACTCGATCTGGACGGCCTTCGCGGCGAGTTGCGAGCGCAGGCGCTCGCCCACGGCCACGGCCTCGTCGCGGGCGCGCTCGGCGCGCGTGCGCTCGGTCTTCTCCAGCGCGAGCCGCTGGGTGGCGGCGGCCATCACGGCGCCTGGCCGCATCGGCTCCTTGAGGTCGAGCGCCTTGTGGAGCCGCTCGGCCGCGGGGATGACGTCGTCGATCATCGCCCGATGCTCGACGAGCAGCGACGGGTCGGCCGCCGCCCCCGCGAGGTCGCACTTGACCGCCTCGACCGAGCGCAGGATCGCCCAGCACGCGGGAGCCGCGTCGCGCTTCGTTCCGGCCTTGGCGGTGCCCTCGATCACGCGGAGCGCCCCGCGCAGCCGCAGGAGGACGTCGGCCGCCGGGACGGCCGTGGGCTTGACCCCGGCCCCCTCGCCGCGCCGGACCTCGTAGAGCGGGTAGCGGAGCGGCTGGGCGATGCGCTCCAGGTTGCGGACGTGGTCCCGCAGCGCGCGAAGGCTCGGGGCGAGGTCGGCGGCGCCCGTCCACTTGTCCGGCGCGTTGAACGCGGCCTCGGCGCGGGCGAGGGCCGCCTGGACCCCGTACATCTGCCGGGCGACCTGGGTGTCCACGGCCCACTCCCACTTCGCGTTCGGGAGGTAGACCATGTTGCCGTCGTTGCCGATGACGGTCAAGGCGCGGAGGGTGTTCGGGACGTTCTTATAACCCCCGCCACACTCCACCGACACCACGCGGTACGTCTTGCCCGCGGTGACGTTGGTCGAGGTCGATTCGAGGATCAGGACGTCGGGGAAGGCGGCGGGGTTGCTCATACCCTACCTTCGGCCAAGTCAACTCACTCCCGCAACGGCCCCTGCTCCTCCTCGGTCAGGCCCTCCGGGGACGAGCAGCGGCGAATCGCCCCGCCCTTGTGCGCGGGCGCGACGTCGTTCTGCCACGCCTCGAAGGCCGCGAGCCGCTCGGTCATCCACCGTTCCTCGGCGGGCGTGAAGTGGACGCCCGGCGCCCTGTACGCGCTCGGCGCCTTCTTGGGCTGGCGCCGTTCGGTGACACGCGCCCGGCGCTTACGCCTACGGCTGGAGGCGGGCATCTCGCTTCGCCATCTTGACCATGAGGTTGCTCGCGTCCCAGGAGAAGCCCCCGTAGGCAGCCTGCCCGTCAATGACGTAGATGTTCTGCGCGAAAGAGTGGTCCTTCGAGAACTCCATCACGCCGAACCCATTGACCCAGGTGTGAACCCGAGCCTCCTCGTGCCACTCGCGCAGGAGGTCCCGCATCGTCGGGAGCCCCGTCGCGACCGCCACGCGGCGCTCGGGCACGCCGAGGGGCGCGGAGTGCGTGAACTGCTGGGGGACGTGCGTGTGACCGTACACGCAACTGCCCCACAGAGACTCCAGGTGCCGCGCCGCGTGGTGCTTCGAGTAGTAGTGGCCGTGGATGAACAGGTGGTCGGTGCCGAACGTCTCGGGCTTGTCCTTGACGTAGTCGTACCCGCGCTCGCGAAGGTGGAGCCCGCGCTCGACCGACGGGATCAGCGTCCGCAGTTCCTTGGGGCAGTTCGGCCCCATCAGGTAGCGGTCGAGCCGCCACTCGTGGTTCCCGCGGAGGAACTTGCGGAACCACGCCGTCGAGGCCGCCTCGTCGAGTTCGTCGAGCGCCGTGTCGCCGGACGCCATCTCGTCGAGCAGCGAGAGGTTGGCCGTCGCCTCGGTCTTCTCGTGGCGGGTGATCGAGCCGAAGTCGAACCAATCCCCCATGATGACGAGGCCCGTCGGCTTGAGGTCGCGGCAGGCCCACTTCACGATCTGCCACGTCGCCTTGTCCACGAATGGGAAGTGCGCGTCGGCGAGCAGAAGCCACCGCTGGGCCAGCGAGCGCCAGCCCGCAGGCCGTCGAGGCGCGGGAGCGATCGGGAACTTCGCGAGGTCCCGAATCTGGACCTCGTACTTGACGGGCGCCTCGCCCTCCAGGAACTCGCGGGCTCCCTTGCGGGCGGCGTACTGCTTCGACATCGGGTTTAGGCCCTCCTGGCAGTAGGGACGATCTGGACGCCCGTGGCGCCCGTGGACTTCGGCCAGGAGTATCCTAGCACGTCCACCACGAAGGAACGGAGCGCGGAGCAGGAGACGCCCTGGAGCCGGACGCGCTCGTCCCCCTTGCCGGTGGGCAGCCCCTTCTGCGTGAGGTAGCGGTAGAAGGCCGCCAGCGACGACGTCGTAGCGCCGGTCTTCCTCATCTTGACCGCCTCGACGACAGCCGACATGAACGGCTCGCGGAGTTTCCGCTGGTTCGTAACCGCGGGCGTGATGGCCGCAATCTCCTCGCGCCAGCGGGCGACGAGGGGATCAGCGACCGAGGGAACGGCGGAACGCTTTCGCGCCACGGCGACCTCCTTGGGACTTCGCGATCGACCGGTCGCGCTGGCCCTTACGACGGGCGAGCCACACCTTCGAGAGGGTGACAAGCCGCATCAACTTCACGTTGTTCCGCTTGTCGTCGGCGAGGACCATCCTCACCACGCGGCGCGGGACGCCGAACCGATTGATCGCGATGCGCGCGGCTTCGAGCAGGGACTTCGCCTGCGACATCGCGATCGAGGGCTCCGAGTAGCCCACGCGCGCCTGCCCGGCGTTCGTGCCGGGCGCGTGCCGCCGCTTGCCGAACGGCTTGCGGATGTCCTCGCCCCCCTTGTTGTTGTTCGCCATTAGGCGCCCCTCGCGAACTCGCCGAACTCGACACGAGCAGCGGCCATGTAGGCTGCGCGGGCGGCCTTTCCGTGTAGGGGAAGTTGACTAGCCATCGTCGGGCTCCGGCGGCTTCTGCGAGCGACTCACGGGCGCCGGGCGGCGCTCCTCCGAGAGGTCGGTGACGATCGGGAGGATCAGGCTGCGCTCGGGGTCCACGCGGAGCGAGATCGTCCAGCCCGCCTCGGCCTCGCGCATCTTGGCCCCGTGGAGCCGGAGGATGCCGTCGGCCTTCTCCTCGTCCGTCTGGTTGGTCGAGATGATGACGTCGGCGTCGCGGCAGGGCTCGAAGGTCTCGGCGGCGTTCATCATGGACAGCACGCCGCCCGCCTTCATCTTCTCGCCACCCGGCCGGTCCGACTGCTGGGCGACCCACGTCGGGATGCCCCAGCGGCCCGCGAGCGCCTGGACGCCCGTGTAGAGGCTCGCGACCTGGAGCCGCAGTTGATCGTCGTTGCCCGACGGCTTCATCAACTTCGGGTAGTCCACGATCAGGAGGTCCGGGCGCCAGCCCGTGAACGCCTCCCACCGCTTCAACTTGGCCTCCAGCATCGCCAGCGTACAGGTCTCCTTGGGGAAGTACGCGAGCCGCAGGGAGCCGCCCGTCTGCTGGAACCAGGACTCGACGGCCTCGACCCCCTGCTCGCGGTTGAGCATGAAGTCGGCCTTGCGCGTCTGCGTGATCGAGCAGTAGTAGCGGAGCGCGACCTTGCGGCGCCCGCCCTCGAACGCGAAGTGCGCGACGCGCCTCCCCGCGGCGAGCGCGCCCTTGCCGATGTTGACCAGCATCGTCGTCTTGTGGTAGCCGGGCCAGCCGAGGATCACGCCCATCTCGCCGCCGCAGAGGCCGCGGCCATCGAGCCGCTCATCCAGAGCCTCGATCACGGTCGGCACCGCGCCCCCGTACATCTCGTCGAGGGTCAGGATCGTCTCGCGGGCGTCGGCCTGGAGGTCCATGTCGTCGCCGATGTCCGCGCTCGCGACGATCCCCGCGGCGTTGACCTTGGCGATCCACTCGTCGTATTGACCGGAGTCGAGCAGTTCCTCCGACTCGGCAGCCGCGGCGCGGAGCCGCTGGCCTCGGGCGAACTCGACGACGCGGCCCCGGACGTACTCGGCGTCCTCGGGCACGCCGTCCTCGTACAGGGCGCGGACGGCCGCCTCGACCTCCTCGGGGTCTAGCGAGCCAGGGCAGTCGTCGATCGCGGCCTGGAGGACCGAGGGCTGGCCCGGATGCGCGTTGGCGGCATCGAAGACCTTGAACACCGAGGCCGCAACCCAGCGGTACGTCTCGTCCGTGAAGTAGTCGGGGACGAGGGCCGGGCGCAGACTCGCCAACGCGGCGCGGTCGCAGAGCAGCAGCCGCAGGATGTCGCGCTGGAACTCGCCGGGGAAGGAGAAGGCGCTGTCCGCCATTGGGCCCTCACACAAGGTTGACTCGGAAATGAGAACGGCCGCCCGCGATACGGGACCGCGGGCGGCCGGGAGGAACGAGCCGGGGGGGCCTAGCGGTACTCGTCCGCGTTCGGCGTCTCGCTCTGCGTGTCACCGTGCGCGCCCGCCGCGTCGATCGGGCGCGGCTCCGGGCGGGGCGCCGGGTCGGCCGAGCGGAAAGCCGCGGGGTCGAGCCCCTCGGCCTGCTGGACCTCGGCGGGGGCCCGCTTGCGCGGAGCCCCCTTCGCCGGGCGCCGCTTGGCCGAGCGGCGCGCCACCTTCTTCGCCTTGGGCTTCGAGCCCTTCTTGCGGGGGAAGTTCATGGCGGGCTACTTCCCCTTCTTGGCCGTGCCCGCCTTGGCGGCGGCGGGCTTCGCCGGGGCGGCCTTCGCGGCCGGGGCCTTGGCCGCGGGCTTTGTCGCCGGGGCGGGAGCCGCCGCGCGCGGCTTCGCCGGGGCCGACTTGCCCGCCGCGAGCGCGGCGGCCTCGTCGAAGGTCGTGGTCCCGTTCGGGAGGCGGAAGTAGAACTTCTGCTTCTTCGGGGACCAGAACGCCTCGACGCCCTTCGGGAGGTCGCCCGCGTAGGTGGGCTCGGCCTCGGGCTCCGCGGGCGTCTCGGGCTCGTCCGCGGGCTCGGCCGGGGCGCCGCCGCCCGCGTCCTCGCCGTCCGCCGCACCGCCGCCCGGCTCGTCGGCGTCGCCCACGGCCTGCTCGCCGTCGGCGTTCGCCTCGGCGCCCTCGACGGAGTCCGCGAACGGGCTCTCGTCGGCGTCGGCCGCCGGGGCGGGGGCCGCGGCGCGCTTCTTCGCGGGCTTCGCGTCGCCCTCGTCACCGCCGCCGTCGGCGATGCCCTTCTCCTCCTTCCACCACGCCGGGAGCGTGTGCGGGTCGGAGTCGAGGTCCACCACGGCCTTCTCCAGGTCGGCGGCGACCTTCTTGAGCGCGGCCGACGTCTTCGCCGACGCCGTCTCGTCGCGGAACAGCGCGGAGTACATGCGCTTCGGGTCCGCCTTCGAGTCGTAATTGATGACGAGGTCGCGGCCGTTCACGCCGACGTAGGCGTCGGGGTCCCCGCCGTCCTCCATGACCGCGAAGACCGCCTCGATCACCGAGACCGGGCAGTCGAACAGCGTCATCTTCGGCGCGGCGACGGGGTTGCCGCCGACCATCACCGGGACGACGTTGATAACGTACTTCTTGTTCGCCTCCAGCCGCTTCGCGACCTTGTCGCCCTCGTCGGCCCGGACCTCCTCGACGCGGTCGCAGAACTCGCACGAGGTCGCGGCGCGGCCGTCCGGCGCCGGGGTCTTCTCGCAGAGGGGGTTGGCCCCATCCAACTTGTAGTGGCGCCGGATCGGACGCTCCAGCCGGGTCTTGCCCAGCGGATCGCTCTCGAACGAGAACAGCCGGATGACGTTCTTGCCGTCCTGGCACTTGAAGAACTTCCCGCCGCCCTTGGCCGCCTTGACGGCCTTGGCGGACTCCCGCACGTCTTCCAGGTTCAACTTGCCCATAGGGCTCGATCCTCCGATTGGGGTCAGCGCGGGGCCTTGGGGGTTTGGCGTCCGAGTGCCGCGCGCACTTCGGCCCGCCGTTCGCCGTACATCACGTTGACCACGCCCGCCACGCGGCGGTACAGGGCCAGCGGATCGTTCTTGTCCCGGACCAGCATCGAGGACGAGTAGCCGACCTCCGTCGAGACGAAGGCGTCCCCCATCTTGTCCGTGACCTTGATCGTCACCGTCACCCGGTCGTCCGGGCCGCCCACTTCGAGGCGCCTGCCGGAGGCATCGCGCGGCTCGTCGGGCTCGGGGGGCTTCGGCTTGCTCATGTTCTACTTGCGGCCAGCGGACGAGTTGACCGCAACCTCGGGCTCGTACACTTCGAGGTTGCCCCACGAGGGGCCGACCTTGACCTCGACCTCGAAGGGGACGTGGACGTCCGGGCAGACCGCCCGCGGAGCCTCCTGGGTCATCACCCGGACCAGCATAGCAGCAAGGGCCGGGACCTCCGAGCGCGGGCAGTCGTAGGTGCCCGAGTCGTGCGTGACCCCCAGGGGGACCGCTCGCATCCCCTTCTCGGCCAGGAGGCGGCCCACCCGGTTGAACGCCCAGGTGTTGAGGTCCGAAGCCGTGCCCTGGATCGGGGCGTTCCCCGCCTCACGGGCCGCGGCGCGCTGGATGCCGGTCTCGGTCGAGGAGATGTCCGGCAGGCGGCGCAGGCGGCCGACGGGGGAGCGCACGGCCTCGGCCCCGCGACAGAGGTACTCCATCCGCCGGGCGTACTTCCGCGCCTCGGGGTTCGCCTTGTGGAACAGGTCGTAGACCTCGTCGGCGGTGCGGGCATCGAGACCGCCCGTGATCTTGAGTCGCTGGGGCCCGCCCTGGTTCCACAGGAGGAAGTTGGCCGTCTTGCCGAGGAACCGCTCGTCCTTCGTGACGTCGGCCAGCGGCTTGCGGTACATGCGCGAGGCCATCGCCGCATGAGGGTCGCCGCCGTCGCGGAACGACTTGAGGAGCGGCTCGCACCCCGACGCCTCGGCGAACAGCCGGAGTTCGAGTTGTGAGTAGTCGGCCTCGACGATGACGCCGTCGGGGAAGCGCGACACGATGATCTGCCGCGTCTCGGTCGAGAAGTTCTGGAGGTTCGGGTCCGCGCTCGACAGGCGGCCGGTCACGGTGCCGAAGATCAGGTAGTGCCCGTAGAGGAAGCAATCCGGCGCGGTGAGCCCCTCGACCTCGGCCAACTTCTCCAGGGCCTTCTGCCGCCCCTTCCAGGTCAAGTACGCCTCGACCCAGGGGTTGCCCTTCGCGTAGGGCTGGATGTTCTCGGCCTTGATCGAGGGCTGGCCGGTCTCGGTCAAGCCCTGGACGGGGAGCCGGAAGGTCTTGAATAGGATCGCGCCCACCTGTTGTGCGGAGCCAGGGTTGAACGTGCCGCCGGGCACCGGGTTCCCCGCGCGCTCGCGACGCTCGACGTACGCCTTGACCTCGGGGGCGTCGAGTACCTCGGCGAGGGCCTCGTCGCTCTCGCGCGTCCACTTCGAGCGCAGGCGACGTAGCGTGTCGAAGTCCACCTTGCGCCCGGCGAGTTCGGCCCACGCCACCGAGAAGATCGCGTCGTTGGTGACGGTGCGCCACACGCGCACGAGCCCCGCGTCGCCGCTGTCCTTGTCGAAGATCATGGGACGCAGCACCGTCCACGCCTTGAAGGTCGCGAGCGCGTCGCCCGCGCAGTAGCGGCCGAGGACCTCGGGCTGCTCCAGCCAAATCTGGTGGTGCGTCTTGCCCTCGGCGAGGAGCAGCGCGACCTCGTTGTCGTAGCCGCCCATGTCGGTCAACTGCGACGCGAGGACCTCCAAGCCGTGCCGCTGGTTCTCGTCGATCAGGTGGTGGAACAGCAGCGTGTCCTCGATCCGCCAGCGGTAGGTGCGGCTCGCCTTAAGCCGGTGGACGAACCACTTCGTCTCGAAGGTGGCGTTGTGCGCGATCATCGTCGCGCCCGAGTCAAACAGGGCCTTGAGCCGGGAAAGGAGCCGGGCGCGGTCGGTCGGCGACTTCGGCCACGCGCACCACGCGACGTCCTGCGCGGCCTCGCCCCACGCGAAGGCGAAGCAGTCGATGTCGGCGAAGTGCGGGTTGCCCTGGAGGTTGCCCTGCGGGTCGGGTTGGTCCGTCCCCGTCTCGATGTCGATGGTGAACGGGGCCTTCGCCCGCTGGAGCCGCTCCAGCATCCCGAGCGCGGTGTCGAGGTCCACGCGCGCGTACTCGCTCGTCGTGGCCTCCTTGCCCTCCAACGCGCGGGCGAGCATCTCGAAGCCCGCCTCGAACGTCGGCTGGTTCTTGGCCGCGTCGTGGAACACGGCCGCGGGGTCGAGCATCGGGAACACGCGCGCGCCCGACGGGTGCGGGAGCAGGCGGCCAACGTACTTCGTGACCCCCGTCTTCCCCGTCAAGGCCCGCAGCGCGACGTTGCCGAGGGCGACGACGAGCCGCGGCTTGTACTGCTCGATTTCGTCTTCGAGGTACATCGCGCAGGCCCGGACCGACTTGATCGAGGGCTCCTTCTTGTCGGCGGGCGGGCGGCACTTGACCGCGTACGTCACGCGGGTCCGCCACTTCTTGATCCCGAAGGTCTCGATCGCCTGCCGCAGGAGCCGCCCACCACCGCCGACGAACGGCCGGTCCGACTCCTCCTCCTCGAAGCCCGGCGCCGAGCCCACGAACAGCACGTCGATCTTGCCCTCGGCCCCGGCGCCTTCGAGGCAGACACGGCGGCACGTCTTGGCGAGGTCGCAGAGTTCGCAGTTAGCGTCGATCGAGGGCAAGACGGGCCTCCCTGGCGAGCCGGATGATAGCAGACAGGCGGCGCTTCACCAGCGGGGCCTGCCTCGGGGCGAAGCGGGCCATGTAGGCGAGGGACCGGATCGTGCGCCGTGCTGCCCGTGCGTGCTGGTTCGTGATCCTACGTTCGGCCTCGGCCTCCGTCATCCGCGGCTCGGGCTTCGGGCTGGGCCCGAGCCACGGGGACTCGGCTGGGGTCGGCGGCCAGGGCACCTAGGCGCCCATCAGGGGGCGAAGGGCACCGAGGACGAGGGCCGCCACGTCCTGCGCGGGCGTCTTGCGCTGGTCGTCCGCGGCGGGCCCAGCAAGCGGCGGGTCGAACTCGAACGTGATGTCGATGTTCTCCTGCCCCGCCTTCGACTTGACCCGAAGCGTGAACGTCGAGTCGATGTCGTTCCGGCGGCCGGTCTTCTTCTGCTTCTTCGGCTTGGGCATTAGTAGCCCCTCCCTTCCTGCTGGGCCGAGTGGTACGCCTCGGCCATGATCGCGAGAACGCGCGGGTACGGCTCGTCGGCCATGAAGTGCCCGAGCCCGCGGACGACGACCTTCGTGCCGTCCTTCGGGTTGAGCGGCTCGATCACCGCGGTCACGTCCGACCACCGAACCAGGATGCGCCGGAGGTCCTCGCGGTCGGTGATGAGGAAGAAGCCGGGCACGTTGACCACGGGCGGCACGGCCTTGCGCGGCGACACCGTGCGCGGCGGCTTCGGCTCGTCGCCGTCGGAGACGGGGATGTCGGTCATGGGGGGCTCTCCAGCGGGCGGCGCAGGCGGCCAGCCCTCGGGAATGTCGGGGAAGTCGGCGGTGCCTGCTGCGCTCATGTCGCCTGCTCCTCGAACCGAGCCGCGCGCGGGCTGGAGGCGGTACAGCCTCCTCGGGTCCTGTCCCTCGGCCCGCGCGCGCTGCTGCCGTGGGCCTAGCCGCGGGGCGGCGAGACCCGGATCGTGTTCTTCTCGGTGTTCGTCACGACCTCCCAGGCGGTCGCGAACGAGCCCTCGCGGATCATGCGCCGGACCTGGGACGCGAACGAGTGCGCGACGTGGGACGTCTTGTAGGGCCCCAGCGAGAACGCCTTCGAGCCCGCGAGGCGCTCCTGGAGGGTGGCCTTCGCGCTGCGACGGGCCGTGGTGGTGGACGAGGACGAACGAGACGTGCGGGTGGTCATGGGACCTCCTTCCCTCGGTGACGGGTGGGTGCCCCGAGCCCCGAGGGGAGGCGCGAGGGCTTGCGGCTTGCGCCGCGGGGATCAGACGTACTTGCCCCGACAGGTCTTGTAGTACCCGCAGAAGCGGGCGTTGCACCACCAATGCTCGGGGAGACAGAGGGGGAAGGCACCGGCCGAGATCGACTTCGCGACCCGGACGACGACCTCCTCGAAGCCCTTGAGGTTCGGGGCGGTCCGCGTCGAGCCCTCGACGTGGACCTCGCCGCGGTCCTTGACCATCGGGATCAGGCCGACCCGGCGCTTGCCCGTGGCGTAGGCGTAGGCCGAGAGTTGGAGGTCGCCCTCGATCCCGCGCTTCATCTTGCTGTAGGTCGAGGCCGAGCAGACCTTGTAGTCCCACAGGGCGTCGGCCTCGACGAGGTCGATGAACCCCATGAAGGGCACACCCTTGACCGACATCTCGAAGCCCTGCTCGGCCGCGACCGGCGTGAACCGCTTGACCGTGTCGGTCATGTACGTCTTGAGGAGGGGCACGCCGCGGTTGTAGACGACATCCTTCGACTCGCCCGCCTTGCGCCACTCCATCGCGGGCACGTCCTTGGCCCGCGTCGCGAGCGCATCCCCGTAGCGTTCGATGACCTTCTTGACCGGCGCGGGCTCCCCGTGCGCCATCTGGTAGGTGTTCTGCCACTCCAGCGCGTCGTGCCCGGAGGACCCCTCGATCAAGGCGATGCCCGGCGGGGTCTTCTTGCCGAAGACGTACCGCTCCTCGTACTGCTTCGGGCACTTGAGGTACATGAGGAGTTGCGTGACCGACAGCGCCTTCGTCGGCAGCGAGAGCGGCGAGCCATCCGCCAACTTGAACCGGAAAGTGCCGGTCGCGGGGTCGGCGTCGAGGTCGGACAGATCGAGTTCGTCGCTCATGCTCTACCTTCGGCCAATGCCCGCTCGGGCCGCAAGTAAAGCATGAGCGTCACCCGGTCCTCCCTCCTTCGGCTCCTCGGGCGCCACACGCGCCGGACCTCGAAGGGCTGGTACAACTTCTGCCACAAGCGGTGCGGAGACCGGCGCTTCCGGCTCGGCGTCAACTTCGGGAGCCGCCGCTTCCGCTGCTTCAACTGCGGCCTCAACGGCGACCTCGATGCCCTCGTCCCCGGCCTCAACGACGCGGACCTCACGCTGCTCGTGGACCCGCCGAAGCCGAAGGCCCCCCCGCCGACCGACCTCCCGTGGCGCCCGATCCAGGCCGAGGGCCCGGTGCGCGTGCTGGAGAAGGACGCGGTCTCTTACCTCGCCTCGCGTGGCGTCCCGCGGAGCCACGCCGCCCGTCTCGGGCTCGGCTACGGGCTCGATGGCTGTTGGCTGGGCCGCGTGATCCACCCGTACTACGACGCCCGCGGTACGCTGGCAGGCTGGCAGGGCCGGTTGACCTACGACCCCGAGCCCGGCGAGGCCCGCAAGATCAGGTTCGCCACCCAGCGAGACCTCCCCGCGCGCTTCCGCTTCCTCTCGCCCGCCGAGGGCGCGGTCTACATGATCGAGCGGGTCAAGCCGGGGACCCCCCTCCTCCTCGTCGAGGGCCCCTATGACGCGATCCATGCGGAGCGGGCGATCCAGGCCGTCGCGCTGTTCGGCTCGAACCTCACCGAGGCCCAGGCCGCACGCATCCTCTCGAAGAAGCCCACCGCGATCTACCTCGGCCTTGACCGCGACAAGTCCGGCCGCCGCTGGAACAAGGACGCGAAGCGGTGGGAGCCCGACCCCCGTCCCGCGATGGCCCGGCTGCTCTACACCCGGACCGGCGGACAGGCCCCGATCTACGTCGTCGAGTACCCGGACGACTTCGAGGGCGATTGGGGCGGCTACGAGGACAAGACCCCCCACACCCGCGAGGAACTGCTGGTCCTTCTGTCCGGCGCCGTGCGCTGGCGCCCTGGGGTCAGGCTCCGCGGCTCTTGAGCGCGTCGGCGCGCTTCCTCAACTCACGCCGCAGGATGCCGAGCAAGTCGTCGGCGAACCGCCACAGGCCCGAGGGCTCGCCCGTGTCGGGGCTTGCCTCCTTCTTGACGAAGGCGTCCGTGCTGCCGATGTCCGCGAGGAACTGCTCTAGGGCTTCGGACGGCTTCGGCAGCGGGGCGGGCGGGGCAATCCCAGGCTCGTCGGGCACGCGCTCGTAGTTACGGTGTGCCAGGACAAGGGGGATGTTGACAAGCCGCTCGAAATCGAACGTGCCGTCCGCCCGCCTCGGGGCTACTTGATAAGATCGGCAGGAGCAGGCGTAAACCATGAAGACCCCCGGCTCCCCTTTGGTGCGCCGGATGCGAGTCCCAGGCTTGTAGTCGTCCCGCGGCACGGCTACTCGGCCTTCGGCGGGGCCTCGGGCGGGGGAGGCGGCGACGGGGGCTCGATCGCGTCCCCGGCCAACACCACGGTCACGCCCTGCTGGTCGTCGCCGGGCTTGGCCGGGTCCACGGCGACCTTGTACCGCTTGTCGAGCGCGGCGACGCCCGTATTGACGAACGCCTCCTGAATGGCCGACAACGGAAGCCGCTCGGCCTTGCGTTCCAGCCGGAGCCGGAGCCGGTCGGCGGCCCGCGCACCGACAGCCCGGATCGCGCGCTCGGCCATCGCCGGGTCGCGGAGGTTCCAGCCCCACCGCTGGGCCTCGGCCACGGCGGCACGGTGCGTCCGGGTTCGCTGCCGAAGCGGCAGGACCGAGAGCCGATCCCGGACCAACGCGAGGGCCTTGCCCTCGAAGTCGGGGAGGACGACGCGCGCCTTCTCGGCGCGGATGCGCTGCTTGCGCTGGTAGTTGTTCACGCTAGACCCCCTGGGGCAGAAGGTTGAGGGCGGCCAGGATCGCGGGCGGCGCCATCCCCGAGGCCAGCATCGTCTCGGCGAGCGTGGACTGCTCCTCGGTGCCGGTCGCGACGAGGGCCTTGATGAGGGCGTAACAGTTGCCCTCGGCGACCATCCGGGCGACGAACCGCTGGAACGCCTCGTGCTGCCCGGCCTTGACGGGTACGCGCCCGGTCATTGGCCCGGCGTGGAGCGTGAGCAGCGTCCGCAGCATGATGCCGGTAAGCAGGATTGACTTCGGAACGAAGCGGTCGTAGGCCCCCAGGGACTCCGGGTTCCCCAGGACCGGCTCCTTGTCATCGAAGGTGGCCCGGACCATGATCGCGGGGGAGAACTTCGACCCGGCAGGCAAGTCCACCGTGACGTCGAGGCCGGGGTCTCGGGTGATCTTGGCGTCGGGGAGGTTCATGCTCTACCTTCGGCCAACGACCCTCATCCCCGCAATCAATGTTGGCACGCCCTTCGCTAAGGGGTAGCCTGTCCACGAGGAGGACTTACACGATGGCGCGTTCACGGCCCGCCCTGTCGGGGGGCACCCCCGACTTCAGCAACTCTGACTTCCCCGGTACCGCCTTCCTGCTGAAAGCCGCCGGGCGCCTCCCGGACGGGGTCAATCCCCGCAACGCGGCATGGAAGGCGCACCGCACCGCCTTGACCGACCGCGACCGGCGCGTCGGCGCCCGCGCCCACTCCGGCGCCGCCGCCCGCAGGCCCCGCGGGTTCCTCATGGACAACGAGGCCCGCAACGGCCAGGGCGCGACCATCGAGGCCGCCGACCCCCGCAACGACGGGACCGCGCTCGTCGAGGCGCGCGAGGCCGCGGCCACGCTCCTCTCGCTGCTGACCCCCGAGGAGGCCACGCTGCTGCGCTGGCGGGCGGTGGACGAGACCCCCGTCCCCGAGATCGCCGCCCGGCTCGGCGTCTCGACCCGGACCATCGAATCCCGCTGGGCCGCACTCCGTGCGCGGGCACGGGCCTTGCTATCAATCTCCATCTGACCCCCGGAGGAGGATCCCATGCGCCTGTTCCAGCCCACCTACACCCGAGACGGCAAGACCTTCAAGAGCGACGTCTGGTGGTGCGCCTTCGTCGTCAAGGACCGCCACTTCCGGGAGTCCACGGGGCTCCGTGACCCCCAGGCCGCCACCGTAGCCGCCGCCGACCGGCTCCGCGAGGAGGAACTACGAGCGGCCGGGATCGAGACCTTCGCGGGGACGACCCGTGCCACTCTGGCGGGCCTCCTCGACGAGTACCGTGCCGACATGGCGCGGCGCGGGCTCGCCCCGAAGCACGTCGAGACCACGCTGGCCCGCTGCTCGGCGCTCGTCGAGGGCGTCGCCAACATGGCCGCGCTGACGACGACCGTCGTCCAACTTGCCCTCGACCGGCTGCGCGGCTGCTCGGCCAAGACGGTGAACGGCTACCGGACCGCTCTCCACGGCTTCTGCGAGTGGTTGGTCAAGGGTGGTCGCTGGGGCTCGAACCCCGTGACGCCGGTCAAGCGGTCGCGCGAGACGGCGGACGGCCCGGCCCGCCGCGCGCTCACGCCCGCCGAGCAGGATCGGCTCCTCTCGGCGTGCGACCCGGACCACCGGAACGCCTACATCATCGCCCTCTCGACCGGCCTGCGCCGCGCCGAGATCGCGAGCCTCGGCTCGACCGACATCCTCCTCGGCGAGGACGGCCGGTACTCCGTCCGGCTGCGCGGGGCTGCGGCCAAGAACCGCAAGGAGGCCACGCTACCGCTGCCGAAGGGCGTGTCCCTCGCCCGGGCAGGCCGCCTCGCCCCGCCCTCGATGCGGGGCTTCCGTCGCGACCTCAAGGCCGCGGGCATCGACCCCGAGGGAGTGGACTTCCACGCGCTGCGCGTGACCTTCGCGACGAACCTCGCCCGCTCGGGCGTACCGCTCGCGCTGGCCCAGCGGCTCATGCGCCACTCGACCCCGGCCCTCACCAGCAACATCTACACCCGGCTCCGGCTCGACGACGAGGAGGCCGCCGTGGACGGTTCGGTCCCGGACTATCTCAAGTCCGAGGCCCTCGCGCGGGGGGCCGCCGCCCACGCGGTTCCCCCCGCCGGGCTCCCCGCGGCCGACCCCTACGCGGGCTGCGAGTGCGACACTTGCCAGCCCCCGCGGGCCGCGGTCTCCTGATTGGCACGCCCTTCGCATTGACTCTCTCGCTTGCGCGGCGGGCCAGCCACGCGGTCGGGTCAAGCCCCGGCCGCGCGTCACACAAGGACGCCGCAACCGCACCGCGGCGGCCCCGCGGCAGGAGGACGACACCCATGCGGGGCCTCGCCCCGTGAACCACCGAAGCCGAGGGGGGGCGCAAGGCGTCGCATCCGCGCGCCCGTCCCCCCGAAGGCGCTCCGGTGCTAGGGCTGTCAATGAAGGAGGTTCCCGTGAGCCTTTCGTGGGACGTCAACAAGGTCGCCGACTGCGAGACGACCTGCTTCTACCGAGCCGAGGAGGACGATCCGACGGGGTCGCACAAGAAGGGCGACCGCCGCCTCAAGTCCGTGACCGAGGCGATCATCTTCCTGACGGTGCCCGTCGGGATCAACCGCCTGACGAAGGAGAACGCCGAGACGTTCTACGCCCGCGCGTACGCGATCGAGCGGTTCGGCGCGTTCCGCTCGCGCAAGGGCGAGCCCGTCTACGTCGAGCCCGAGGACATCGTCGCGCACGTCGGCCTCGCGACGAACGCGAGCCCCAAGACGGGGGCGGCGTTCAACGCGACGCTCGGCCGCATCGGGGCCGAGCACGCCCGCCACGCCTTCCGCGCGCTGCGCGAGGGGGGGCCGCGCCGCTTCTGCCCCGAACACGACTACCAGCCCCACGGGCCGGGCTTCTGCTGCCCGCGCCTCCAGCCGAGCCAGAACGACACGGCCGCGGCGTGCCAGCCCGGCACGGTCAAGCCCTGACCCCGCGGGGGGCGCGCCGGTTACGACCGGCACGCCCTTCGCATTGACTCTCTCGTCCGTCAACCGCAACCGTCAACCCCCGAGGTCCGATGAACTTCCGCCGCTGCCTGTTCGCCTGCTCGACCGACGCCGCCTTCCGCGGCAAGGACGACAAGGCCGCCATCGCCCGCGCCTGCCGCGGCGCGCCCAAGGCCCCGAGCCCCGCGGCGCTCGTCGCGCTGCGCGAGCGCCTGTTCGACAAGGCCCCGCCCCGCATGGTCGCCGCAACCCGCCGCCTGCGCGGCACGCGCGACTACGCCGGGGCCG